TATTGGCAAAAAACAATAAAAGAACAACAAGACGAGATAAACAGATTGAGAAGCAAGTTAAACGCAATTAAGAAAATAATGGGTGAAGAAAAATCAAATTAACGGAGGCGTTAAAACGTGGAAAAAACATTACGTGATCAGCTAGTGGATGTTGAAAATGCATTAGAGGCAGAAAAGCAAAAAGGTGCGCAAAAAGATCAGGACGAGGTAACGAGATTAGAAACCAAACAAGCCGAGCTATTGACTGCCATTATGGACGAGGAACAAGAAGCTGTTGCCATGGTGAAGATCGAAACGGACACGTTAGAGATCACATCATTCTTGGATACCCTCGTTATCGAAGGATTGCCGATGCGCGAGTTAACCGCAGGGGAAAATGAATATCAAATGCTGCGGATTGCTGTAGAAACCAAACTTATTGAGCAATCGGTGAAAGCGGCATCGGAAGTAAAGTTGATCAACCTCCAGCACCAAGAGGATTTGAGAGCGGCCGCCGATCGGGAATTGCAGTTGAAACGCCAGAACGATGAATTGCAAGCCAAAATTGAAGCCGAAATGAAACAGGCCCAAGATGATGCCGTTGAATACTCGAATCTATTGCAACAAATTGCAAAACTGGAATTGGATAAGCAGGATGCAGATTCCAAACGTGATGCAGCCGTACGCGATAAAGAAAGCTTGGAAGAACTCCTAGCCGAGAAGCAGAATCACATTGAAACCCTGCGGGCAGAAATTGCCGTTGGCGCTGTGAGAGCAACACAAGTAATCGATCAATCCGCACAACTTAAAGAGATTGCCGACAAGATCAAAGCCAGCCGCATCCACGTTTATGACGTAGTGCCGGACAATGAATACGCGCCTAAGAACTTCACAGCTAAACGCACAGATAACGGTAAAGAGGTATCGTACAACTGGACCCAAGCGCGGAACTACATTGTGGTCACGGATGAAGAAGAGGTGTCCCGATTTCGAACCGAACACGCTACGCAAAGTGTTGTATCAGATTCAGCATTGGACGAAACGGCTGTTAACCTAGAAGAACCCGAAGCTTTGCAAATGGTGGAAGAGGCAACCACTCCCTTATCGGAGGAAACCTTTCGTCCCGAAGAAGTACAAACCGTACCAGATCCAATGGATAGAGACTCCGTTGTATCAGAAAGCTATGCAGAAACGGTTAGCCGCCAAGAATTCGAAACACTCAAAGGTAAAGTAGAACACCTATACCGTGTTGCTAATATTTCAGAGGTGGCGTAGATGGAGAAAAGAGTTGTCGCTACGGTCACTAAGGAAGAGGCTGAACAATTTGTTGAGTTAAACGCAAGGGAAAAAGCAATTAAAGAATTACAAAAAAACCTTATAGACGAACAAACTGAAGTTGTAAAAATAAAACAAAAAGTATGGGATGAGATCCAAAAAAAATATGAATTAAGTGGTACTTTGAGTCTTAATTCAGACACTAGAGAAGTGACTGAACTGTAATCCAATATAAAGAGCCTCCTATACCTATAGTGAGGCTTTCCCAACTCTATACGGCTACCATTTCATTAAGCGGATTCGGTCGTCACGATGGCACTTCGTGCAAGATCAAAGGAGATGAGAAGAATAATGGAATTTGACGGAAGCTTTCAAACAGATGAAAACTACAAACCGAGTAAGCCATTTATCCGCGTGGATTACAAAGAGTTTGAGCCCGAAACCTACTGGGGCGTAGTTGTTGAAAGAGTGGACGGCACAGAGGATATATTCTTTAGTCAAGATTTTAAACGTGATCTCGGTCATGCGATGAATAAATACCCCGACCACTGCATGAAAAGTAGTGTAACCCAATTCATATCTGACGCAAAAATCGAAGCGTGGTAGGGGAGAGTAGAGACATGAACAAATACTTAACCGAGATATTCTCCAACAAGCCGGTACGCACCGTCATTTAAACGATTACCGTTATCCAACTCGGCGCATGGGTGGGCATGAAAATTTAAGTGAGGGAGTAAGAGGAATGAAACCCATAACATTAGCTGATGCCAATGTCCGAAATGTGAATGTAATACAAATGATTGAGGTCATTTTCACGCGTGGAGCAGGAGTGGAAGGTGATCCAGTACGAGAAATTATTCAGTATTGGAAAATGGATGGGACACTCTTGGTGGAGAAAGACACTTGGTTAGAATCTAAGACAGAATGAGGTGATACTGTGACAATAGACATAAAGAAACTCTTATACGACTACAGAAAGAACGAAGTCAAACTGTCCAACATCCAAACAAGCCTCAGCCGCACCACATACGAGTATCCATCCTGCACACCCGGATACAACGATGATATTAAAGGACGCGGAGGACTCCCACAAAGCCAGACAGAACGCTTTGCGCTACATAACGTCATGGAAGTAGGCGACAAGCGCGATAAGCTCATAAGGGACGCAAAGCACGTAGAGGAAGCGCTGACACTGGTTAGAAACGCCATAAACACACTAAACCAGAAGCAGAGGGACCTCATAGACTTCCGCTATTTTCAGGACCGACAACCTGCAGCCGTGGCACCTTTGATCGAGGTAAGTGTTGACCACTACTGGAAGCTCCATAAGATCGCTTATGAGGGAATTGAGAAGTGTTTGAACGGCGGAGAGATTGAAGTCGGGAACAATCCATTTATCCCGAAAAAGAAGGAAAAGAGCCGAAACAACCAAAAAATAGCGAAGAATACAACCAACCAGAACCACGAAATCGCGGTATAATGGGAATAAGGATAACTAAATGATTACCCGAAAGAGAGCAAAATGAATCAAACGTGGTGGCGGAAGATAGACGCACACATAATGGCGATCCTAGCGGGTCTTGCTGGAAACTCATGAGGAGAGATCCAACAGTGGAGTAGGCCGTAAGGAGCCAGTGAGTTGGAGGTAACACATATATACTTTCCAGTCATTATGTGAACTGTCATACAAGGGTGGAAGTCCCTTGTCCACGTAACAGGTAAATCAAAGGGAAGTGACCGCATGGATGATCTACTCGATCTGCTATGTAAGTTCGCTCCCCTTTTTCTATTGTGGTATAAGCTTTGGGAACATGTTTATTACAGCGATGAAGACGAATAAAAAGAGCCCTCACTTTGAGGACTCAGGCAAATGTATTAACCAAACACCATCTGCTGTTCTGCGAGATTCTAACTTGCCTTGCTCGCACAGCTTGCGGATGTAACGATCAGTAACTTTTCTGATAGCGGCAACCTCTGAGACAGTAAACACTTGATTTAGCGGATTCATTGATTGTCCAACTCTTCTAACGAGTCACGCCACTCTTGGATACGATTCTTTAGAGTTTCTACAAGCAAATGTTTGTAATTAAGCTTGACCGATTCGAGAGTCTGCAAATCCTCTGTTGCTTTAGCGATACGATTTTCAAAATAACCTTTATTCATACTACCAGCTCCTTTATTCCGATATCGGAATTGATAACTAAATCATATACCGATGTCGGAACAGTGTCAACCACTATTTTATTACCGAGAGGATGATGAGGATGAAGATACTTCATGAGTGTCCGAGGAACATACCGGGAATGGATATGCCTGTATATACCAACGATAAGGGAAGAGATAAAACATGGTACATAAATGCACACATCGTATTCTACTGCCCATATTGTGGGATTGACTTAAAAGACATCGTAACGACCGAATCAACCTAATGAGCGAAGCGATTGGGGGCCGTAAAGAATGTTTAATCAAACCGAATGGAAACAAACACAACGTACCATAAACGGCTCCCGAGTCTACGAGAACAAACAAACCGGACTCCCGAAGCTGCGAAACTCCTTCACCAGGGAGCAACAACACCAGCTAGACGAGCATTTTGACGTGAAAATATGGCAGGCTACCGAGTATAGGAAAGAAGATGCACCTTGATTGAGAACAAGAGTGAGGATTTATAGCAGGCATGATAAACTTTATTGAGAACGAACAGAATTAATAATACATTCCAAGTCCTCCCCAAGAGGGCTATTTTGCGTTGGGAGGGGCATATGAAAAAGATTATTTTAATACTCATACTGTTCCTCACATTCAGCGAAACAGCCCATGCGATAACCATACATAAATCTTACTCAGGGACAGGCGAAGAACTTGTTATCCTGGACACAACCAATGGACAGATGGCATTCACCAAAGAGGAAGCCGCTAACATCGAGAAGTTAAAGAAGCACACCGTAATCGTGATAGAACTGGACTCGGATGGTCGACAGTATAAAGCTGCAGGAATTGCCATTGATAAGCGGCACATATTAACCGTGGATCACATCATATCGAACAATAGCAAAAACTATTACGCTGAACAAGAAGGCTCACCCTCGTATTGGGCAACCGTGATCAAACAGGATCCCAAACACGACATCGCTATCTTAGAGATAGAGAGCAGCGCACCGGACCTAATAGCCGAGTCATTACCTTTTGCCAAGGACATACAGCGTAAAGAGAGGGTATACACCATTGGTCACCCAAAGAAAACCACATACCAGTTAACATCCGGTAAAGTGAATCTACTGATGGAAAAAGGGTACAACGACATAGAAAGTATGCAATTGGATATCTGCATCAAAAACGGCAACAGTGGGGGATTCGTGATCAACGGTCAAGGTGAAATCGTAGGAATGATCTATAGCGTAGCCGAGCATATTGGGAATATCGGGTACATGATTGGGACCGAGGATATACAAAAGTTTTTAAGGAGTGGAAATGATGCAAATATCCATGAGTAAAGAAGTGATAGCCACAACCGGTAACCCATACGCAGCATTAGAAGCGATGAGAGCCGATTTAAAAGCGCTGATTGAGGAACAGGGACACAAATACGAATGGTACATCACCACAGCGACAAACACAGAAGATGGCGGCTTAACGTTAACGGCTGAATATAGCGAGGAACGAAAGAAACACTTTGACGCAAATCCATTATAAAGGAGTTGAGCTGTATGGCTTTGAATGCTAAACATATATTGTTCGTAAATGATTACATGATAAGCCAGAACGCAACGACATCTTATCAAAAAGTTTATGGATGCTCAGAAGAGGCAGCGCGCAAAGCTGGTTCCAGATTGTTGACAAATGTAGACATTAAGTCCGAAATTGTGCGGAGACAAGAAGAAGTCAATAAAAAGGTAGAAGCAGAGACCGGAGTTAGCATTACATGGGTTCTAGACAACTTTAAATGGGTCGCAGAACGATGTATGGCTCCTGAACCAATGTACGATAAAGAGGGAAATATAGTTGAGTGGCGCTTTGATTCGAGTGGAGCTAATAAGGCGTTAGAAAACATCGGTAAGTACCTGGGCATGTTTAAAGATAAGGGTGAAAACAGTGTTAATGTAACGTTAACCATTGAAGAACAGCTTAGAGAGCTTATCAAGTCATGAACGAACTTAAACGACTCATTGATGACAACAAACTATACTTTTACAAATGCCTAAAGATACGCGACAAAGGGAGCAACATCGTAGCATTCACTACAAACGATTCACAAGATAAGCTATTGAAGATCATCGAGGATCACGAAGCCAAGTACCCCGATGAAGTTACAAGACCGACATTATATATTATCATCCTTAAAGCCCGTCAGTTAGGTTTCTCAACCGCGACTGAGGGCATTTTCTTTAAAAAACTTAACTTTGGTTTTAATAAGGTCGCTATGATTGTTAGTTTTGACGAGGATTCAGCCGTTACGATTAGCGACATGGCAGACCGTTTCTATAAATACTTACCGCAAGTCATTAAACCAAAGCGCAGACCATCGAGGGGAAAAGGAATCTTATTTGAGAATCCAAGGTTCGATGATTCAATTCCGATTAGTAAAGACAACGATCCTGGACTGCAAAACAAATTCTTGGTTGAGACAGCTAAGAATCTGAACGCAGGATCATCGTACACAATCAATTATCTGCACATATCGGAGTTAGCTAAGTGGGACAAGCCTGAGGACACAATGACATCTATAATGCAATCTGTGCCGGACTTTGGAGCAATCGTCATTGTAGAGTCCACAGCCAAGGGTATGAATTACTTTCAAGAGCTATGGGATAACAGTGAGCGAGGATTAAATAATTTTGTGCCGCTATTCGTAGCGTGGTTTGAGAATGACAAATACCGTTCACCTTACACCGGATTTGATTTAACTGAGTATGAGCAAGAGATCAAGAACACATATAAGCTTGACAATGACCAATTGCAATGGCGCAGAAACACCATCAAGGATAAGCTCAACGGTGACGCTAATGTATTCAAGCAGGAGTACCCTTGCTGCCCGGAAGAAGCATTCCTGACAACGGGTACACCGGTGTTTGATAATGAGATTGTCATTAAACGTATTAGGAAGCTGGAAGAACGTCCTAAAGGCGTGAGAGGGCATCTAAAGTACATTGGAGAAGTAAAGGAACTAACCTTCATCCAAGATGATAACGGCTATCTCACAGTGTACCAGCATCCGCAGAAGGATCACTTTTATGTAAGTGGTAATGACGTTGCCAAGGGTGTGGAAGGTGGAGACTTTGACGCTGCTCCTGTATTGGATGCTCACAGTCTAGAACAGGTCGCATCATTCCACGGCCATATGAATGTTGATATTTACGCAGATGAGCTTTATAAGCTTGGCATGTACTACAACAAAGCTTTATTAGGTCCTGAAGTTAACTTTAATCCCGGTCTTGTACTCAACCTAGAAAAGCTCAACTATCCTAATATCTACATGCAACAGCAGATGAACACCATTAGCAAGGATATTAGAATGTCCTTTGGCTGGACAACCGGCATGACAAACCGCAACGCGATTATAAGCGAGTTGGTGGAGTATGTGAGAGAGCATTCACACTTAATCCATGACATTATGTTTCTGAGAGAGTGCTTGACGTTCATCCACGACAAGCAAGGTAAGCCCATAGCGATGAATGGCAAGAAAGATGATCGAGTGCTTGCTTATGCTATTACATTGGCTATACGAGGTCAACAGTCCACTAGAGCACCTAAGACAGAGTTTAACATCAGCAACCTAGCACCAGATGTACAAAGCGATTACAGACGCGCCAGTGAGGAAATGAAAGCACTCATGAGGCAGAAATGGGGAATGACGGGATGATTAATAACGAAATCGAAAGTCAACTCAATAACATCAGAGAACTAAAAGCCAATACGCTCAAAATAGTAGTAAACGACTTAGGGAATGATTGGCGCAAACTATCAATCGATTTAGCTTATACAAATCTAGTTCTTGCAGAGTCTAACTTACTGCTTGCGCTTAGTAATCTCAAAAAGTAGGTGACCCATGGGAATGAAGGATGTGGTGAAGCGAGTGAAAAAGGCAATGAAAGCATATGCAGCACCGCCGAGGTCAGAAGAGCTGATAAAGTGGCAGAAGCGACTAGAAACCGCTAAAGCTGGTCAAGACTTAGGGCTTATGGATAAGCGTGAGTTTCTCTACATGGGTGATCGCAGGGTTGATAAGAACATAAACGACACCACGAACCCATCCAAGATGGCGAACAACATCTGGAACATCGTGTATGAGTTCATCGAGAGCCAAGTGAGTTCACAGATACCCATGCCACAGGTGAAGAGTAAGCGTGAAGAATTCGAGCTGCAGGCCCAAATGATCGCGGAGTCCATTGCCAACGACTTGAAAGAGTCCACCATTGACGAAATCAACGATATGAACGAACGGATAACCCCATTGCAGGGGTTTTCTTTAGTTGAGGTAGCATGGAACCCTGACTTTAAACATCACCTATACCGTGGCGAGATCGAGTTACACGGTAGGCACCCGAAACAGTTTGTGGGGCAGCCTAAAGTGTACAACTTGCAGAAGATGGATTACTTCTTCATCCTCTCCGATGTGAGCCAAGAATACGTCATGAGGCGCTATAAGAAGAACCTCACAGGTGAAGAGGAACAATACCCCGAGAATACCAGGCTATTTGACGATGGGCTACTTTCAACCAATGGAGTTACACAGCGTTCAGGTGGCGAAGAAGATGAAGAACCACTAACCGAGATTGTGTGCTGGTACAAGGACGAAGAAGGCGACTATGGCAAGTTTGTATGGATCAACGATATTGAACTTGAAAACCTTCCACAATACTTCTACCGCAGAATTAACGGCAAGATTCAAACTGAGGAAACCTTGCAAGAGGACGTAATTAGCGTCATTGATGGTTCAGTAATTGCTTCCGCTGGAGAAGTCGTGCCTTACTTTGTGCCGCAACGGTATCCAGTGAGTGTAAGGATCAACGTGCCTCGTAACTTTGCCTTTGGCGGTCAATCCGATTTAGATGTGATTAGAGATCAACAGGACAGCATTAAGCGTGTCGTTCACAAAATGGAGGAAAAGCTAGTCAAGGGTGGATCCATCATCAAAGCGCTGGACACTCACAATACCTTTGTCATTGACGAAACGATTAATCAGATCATCCGAGGTAGTCAGCAAGAGTTAGCCGCTATTGGTGTGGAGAACCTTGTTGCAGACATCTCAGCAGACATTGAGTACGTCCGAGAACAGTATCGCATGGCTCAGAGTATGTTAGGCATCACCAACTCATTCCAAGGCAAGGAAGACACTACAGCGCAGTCAGGCAAGGCAAAGCAAATACAAGTACAGCAAGCTTCCGGACGCATGCAGTCGAAGCAGTTTAACAAATACGTGCATTACAAGGAGATATTCGAGATCATCTTCGAGTTTAAATTGGCTCTGTACGATGAAATCAGACCTTACCTAGCCCAAGACGCCAATGGTCAAGACACCTTTGGACAGTTTGACAAGTATCAGTTCTTACAAAGGGATAAAACAGGCAAGTTGTACTACAATACGGACTTTATCTTTGGTTCAGATGGCTCAATGGGACTGCCGAAAGACCCGATGTTCCTCTATAACCAAGCTTTAGCGCTCTTCCAAGCGCAGGCGATGGATGCACAAGCCTTATGGACATTGTTAGAGTCACTAGACTTCCCTCAAGCGGCGAAGATTAAGAAGCAAGTCATGGATAAGATACAACAGCAAGCACAGCAAGCAGATTTACAACAGCAGATTCCACAGATGCAACAGCAATATGAAGAGAAGATTCAGCAGGACCAGCAAGAGATTGAAGTGTTAAATGAAATGGTCAAAATGCTCCATGAAGCCGTACAAGAGGCGCAGCAGGGAGATATGCAGGCGATGAATGAAACGCTCAAGCAACTGGAAGAAGTCCAAGCTAAGGAACATCAGCAAGGCTTAGAGATGCAGAAACAGCAAATGGCGCAAGAACAGCAGGCGCATGGGCAGGAAATGGATAGGCAGAAGTTGGAGATTGAAGCACAGAAGGTGCAAACAATGGGACAACGCCAGGCAGTGGGGAGTGGACAGGAGTGAACTGGGGAGTATATGAATTTCCATGGGGAACAGCAGTAAGAAATGAAGCTACCGGCGAGTGGACAACAGTCATTAAATCGCCCGATGGCGAAATAATCAACGTTGATGGGTTGGACGTACAAGTCACTGACGAGGGAGTTGTATTCGATTGAGCCAAGAAACGGCCTTAGAAGAAACTAACGGTAGGATTCAGGAACTTCATGAACTGTCATTCCTCATGCTTGAAGAAAAGAACAAAGGCGCGGAGACAGTTCCCATGCAGGAATACGAAGAATTGTTAGACCATTACATTAAATACATCCAAGACATGAGAGATGGAATTTTGGAGTATGGAGACAAAGTATATTGCAGTAAGTGTGCAGAAGAAATGAAAGGTGGCGATTAAATGAAATCGACCCGAGCAAAGCCAACTGGAATGGATAAGAAACTACAACAGGCAATGGGCGTACCGGCTCCAAGCATGATAAAGGGTAATACGGGTAAGAAGAAACCAAAAAAATAAGGTGGTGATTTATATGGAAAATTTAGAAGTTTACGCACATATCCACAACGGCGGCGTATCATTTGAGGTAACGAATGAACGAGGACCGACAATTGAAATTAAAGCCAGTCATTTTGGAAATCAAACCAATCACATTAAACTGCATGTTGACGTAGATGTGTTGAAAAATTTAGCAGACATGTTCTATAAAGCTTCGACTGCTGAGTATTCAGAAGAATATGTATGCGCCGCTAAAGTTCCTGATAAAAGCATTGGCGATTCACAAGGTGCAATAGAAAAAACATAGCTTCAAATCAGGACATTCCAAGTCGTTGGGTGTCCTTTTTCTATGCCAATTTGGGCAACTCGAAAGGTGGTGAGAACATGGCTAAAGACGATAGCAACGGCGGTGGAGGATACAAAGTACCATCCACAAGTCAAGGGATGATCAAAGCACCTAATACCATCATTAAGAACCAAACTACGCCTAAGAAAACTACAGGTGGCGATTTAAGAAGCAAGTAAAATTCGCGTGGGATCGTAGTAAAAACCCAAAGGAGACTATATATGGACCAAATAAGCCGCAAAACGGGAAATGTCGCTGCCTTCCCATTGAAATTAGATCTACAACTTTTCGCAGATGATGGAGAAACGATTCCTGACCTTGAAAGCACACCGGAGTACATAGAGGATTCGAAAGAATTCACTCAATATGAGACGAAGGTGGCTAAGGCTACGGCTGAGTTAAAAGCCAAGGAAACGCCAGTGACTGTGGAAAAACCCGTTGAAAAAGAGCCTGACAAGGTGGAAGAAGCCGTAAAACAGGAAGTCGCGACCCCTGAGAAACCGAAGCAGGATAAAGAAACAAACGATGCATTCCAAGAGCAACGCAAAGCTCGTGAAGCAGCCGAAGCCAAGGCATCTGCTTTAGAAGAGAAGGCTAAGAAAGCTGACGAGTTAATCTCTAAGCAATGGGGGCATTTAGGTGTCCACACGGTTGAACAGTATGAACAGCGCTTACAGCAAGAACAAGTCGAAGAAGATAACGAACGTTACACAAAGGCAGGACTTACGCCGCAAGAGATTGAAAAGCTGCGTAAATTCGATGAACTAGCCGAAGCGACCGAAACAATTACAAAGGTGCAACAGCAAGAAGCATATTTGTCGAGTTGGAAACAGCTTTACAATTCCTACCCTGACATTGAAGCGTCGGCGCAAGTATTCAACGAGGGAAAAGAACCTGAGTGGTATAACGCTGAGATGAAAGCAGAGATTGCCAAAGGCGCGAGTCCTTTAGCGGCCTATCGCAATGCTCACTTTGAAACCATTATCGCCAATGCCACAAAGGGAACGAAGGAAGCAGCCAAGCAAGAAGCGCTCAACCAATTGAACAGCAAGGACCATATCAAGGCTAATGCTACGATTGGCGGCAATGTGGACCACGTAGAGATTAGTGCTGAACAAATGATGGCCTACCGTAAATTAACTGGGCAAAGTGATGCCGAAATAAGGAAGTTCCATAAAAAACAATTAGCAGGAGGTTAAACCATGGCAAATGCAGCAGGATTTAGACCCGTATCGCGTCCAGGTATGGGTGAATTACCGTTTGAGTATCGCCAATTGACTGATGGCGAAGCTTCTTCACTAGGTGAAGGATTGGTAGAAACATCGGGAAGACTCACCAAAACAGGAGCAACCACAAAGCCACAATTTGTAGCCGTAGCTTCTGCAGCTGCCGCAACACCAGGTGCAATGATCCCTGTTTGGCGTGTAGATGCCCTACAAGAGTGGACAACACAGTCTACAGCAACTGTGGCAGCAACGTTAAAGGGTGCAAAGGTAACCATTCACACAGATGGCTTAAAAGTAACGGCAACTACAACATCCGGTGTATTTGAAATCGGACAAACTGACGCAGCAACCACTAACAGCAATGTTACTGGACGCTTTGTATAAGGGGGAATTTAGATGATCTTTTCAGAAGCAGCAGGACTCAATAACAGTATCTATGGTAACTCTCAATACCCAATCAAGATGATGCTCACTCACCAATCCGAGGCATTTGAAACAGAATCCGTGCTGCCTAAAATCTTCTGCATGGATGAAACAGGTAACTTTGCTGAGAAATATACCTACGAAACATCCCTCGGAAACTTCCAAGCCGTAGGTGAGCAGGGTATCTATCCTGAGTCCTCGTTCCAAGAAGGCTACGGTTCGGTGATTCAGCCGGACGAATGGAAACTTCAATTCTCGGTTACGCAAACGATGATTGAGGATGCCAAGTTCGGTAAGGTAAAACAGAAAGCCTATGGCTTCATGAAGTCGCATTACCGGACCCGTGAGCAGTTTGGCTTGGGTATCCTGAACAACGGACAAGCAACAACCATGACATTCGGCGCTAATGCGAAGTCGTTTAACATTGCATGTGCCGATGGTTTGGCATTGTTCTCCGGCGCTCATACGTCCATCACAGGCGGCACAGGTCCACAGTCGAACTACTTCTCCAACCCATTCTCCTATGACGCGCTATGCCTCGGTGAAGAGCGTATGCGTTACTTGACCGACGATGACGGCAATATCTTGGACATCAGTCCTGACACGATCATCATCCCTCCTAAAGCCAAGACACTGAAACTGGTGTTGGATGCAATCGGAGCTAGCGAAGGTATGCCGAATACAACCAACAACTCCTTCAACTTCCAGTATGGTCGTTGGAACGTCATCATGAGCCCTTACTTGACCAACACTAGCGGTATTACAGCCGGTACGGATACATGGTACTTGGCTGATAGTAAGTGGAATGAAATGTATGAAGGGTTGATCATGCTGGATCGCATTCCATTGACAGTGAAGTCTTATGTCGATGAAAAAACCGATGCCAATATCATCAAGGGTCGTGCGCGTTACATCGCTAAACCTAACCGCTGGAATGGAATCGCTAAGTTTGATCCAGGCGTTGGCACAACTTTACTATCCTAATTAGCGGCTTCCTTCGGGAAGCCTACTTCCTTTTGAAAGGAGTAATCATATGGCAGTAGTACCACTACCTACACAATCGATCACGGGTTATTCAAACCTAAACGTAGCAGGTTCACAGAGTCAACAAACAGAAGTTCTCACCGCTCAGACACTTGCAGCAGGTGACGTTATGCTCACAGCTGCACAAGGCGCGACAATCGGTTTGATTGAAGTTTCCGTAGGACATGCAACCAATGCGTTTATCGTGCCGAACACATTAGGAAAGTTATATTGGATCGTCAACAATGACGCAACACTCGCAGCTAATATCAAAGTAGCATCGACAACAGCCGTTGTTGTAGCAGCTACAAAAAACGCTTTAGTTTATATCAACTCGGCCGGATCTTGTGAAAGACTGACAGCAGACGTATAACAGCACGGAGGGCATTTCCTTGCCCTCTTATTTTATTTAGGAGGGTCAATTATGGTTATGTCATTGGACGAACTATCATCAAACTTAAGCAAGCCTGAAACGGCACTACTGTATCACTTGGTACTTGAACAACGGGAAACAAACCGCTTACTGACTCAACTATTTGATGGTAAACCAGCAAAAGAAGCGGAAGCGGTTGATATAGATGAGTTAAAACGTCCTGAATTAATGAAAAGGATAAGCAAAACCAAAGCGCCGCAAGGCTGGCAAAAGTGGAGCAACGACAAATTGATCGCATATTTGAAGGGGGAGTCTTAATGTCAGGAACAATCGCAGCAAATTATAATGCACCTGTTCACTCGGTTGTGAGTGTATTAGCTACTTCAACCTCTGTTTTGCCATCTAATCAAGTTAGAAAGTACGCTCTAATCATTAATGATTCAGACACAACGGTGTACCTTAACATCGCAGGTGCAGCGGCACAGTTAAATTACGGAGTCCGTCTTAACGCGAACGGTGGAAGTTATGAAATGGCAATGGGGAACGGCAACATTTGTCAAAGTGCAATTACAGCGATTTCTTCCGTGGCAGGGAAAGCACTCTTAGTAACGGAAGGGTGGTAAGCATGGCACTGCGCAACGAAACCTTACCTTCATTTCTGACGGGAGTTTCGATGGATAGTTCAGGAAATACCATAAAGAACATCGTTCTAAATTACACAGGCACAATAACATTAGCGGAGTTAAACGCAGGTAAGATCCTAGTAAACCCTGTGGTGGGGCGAACGTTAATGGTTCTGAGATACTACCTAAGGAGCAATGGAACGTTTCTGCTAGGCACAGGAATCACGTTACAGGACACCAACAATACGCCTGTTGTCGTAGCGATGATGGCAGTTGCGGTCTTAGTAACAGGCGCAGAAATCACAAGTGAAGTAGCAATTGCGAACGTAACCAAGGGCGCAGGATTTAAAACACCCTTGACCCCTGATAAAGGCATTGCAGTCAAGCAAGATTCCGCGATCACAGCGGGCACGTCCGTATTAATTTCCTTTGACTATATGATTGTGTAGGTGATGACATGACCGTATCCTTATCTGATATTCGTTTTGATTGTGAGCAAGTTTTGCCTGAAAATGTGCTAACAAATGAGAAAGTCATCAAATTGTGCAATGAAGCGCAGATTGATTTCATGTTGCAAATATTCGTACCAGGATCCACAACACTTGCGATTAACACTACTTCCTTGAGTTACACATTAAGTCCTACAACGATCAGAGAGATACGCAGAATACGGTTGCAGAGTGACATAACCAACCTGATAAACCGTCCCTATAACCCTGTGTATACGTTCTACAACGGCGTGTTCGAAGTGCCTGCACCCTTTCAACAGGTTGATACGCTATTGATTGATTACTACAAAACATTAAAAACGTTCACGGATATGACAGACACCATTGATTTAGATGATCGTTTTAAGCCGCTGTATACGTCATACATCGAAGCGCAGTACTATATCAGTCCCGAAGCGGTGTCAGCAATGCCAGGTCATTCTTCACGCTATGTGCCATGGTTGATCGCACATCAACAATACACGACAATGTATCAATCCATGCGGAAACAAATCACGGATTACTATAATATTGCGATTGGTATTCAGAAGCCTAACAAGAGTGGGTGGTAATATGGGAGACTATGATTTCACTGTTGGAGAACTAAATGCACAAATCAAGCGTGAATCCAAAATGAATCTTGCACAATTGGGCAGCACAGATGCTTCCCAAAACGCTTTTATATGGCCGTATATGACGGAGGCTTTATGGGAGCTGGCGGGGGAAATAAAGAAGAAAAGAACATCTGATCCTTTGGTGGTTACATCAAATGGATATGTTACGTTTCAAGTATCTGGTGCAGATATTGAGGATTTATATGCGCCGCTGCGTATACTTACACCAAATGAAGTTACTGGAACTCAATTTCAAAATAGGACATCTTTTGATGCTCCATTAGGGTGGTATAGAGAAACCGCGAATGATAAAATTCATATCAAGGGAGCAGGTACGTATGTCATGCAGTACATAGCGTACCATCCGAAAATAACTTCCGATAGTCAAGCACTTGAAATTCCACAAACCTCTTACGGAATAGTAAAGGATAGAGTGATTGCAAAGATAAAGGAAAGTTCAGAGGATTTAGCAGGAGTAAAACAAAGCTTAGAAGTTGCGGATAGTAAAATTAAAAACCTTGTAGACGCTAATAAAAACGCTATGAGAATGATGAATTAAAGTGTAATCAAACTTTTTATAAATGGTATAATAGAGAGGTGGGATAGGGTAGCTCCTGAATGCATAGTTTCCGACTATGCTTCCCATAAAATAATCGGAAAACACTACGGAGGTGTTTGTTTGAAACGATACAATCTTATTGAAGCAAGGATTAAAATGGACTTAACGCAAGATGCAGTTGGCGAGTTACTTTCTATAAAAAAGTCGGGGTATCAACTAATTGAGTCAGGAAGAAATTCAGTAAAATTAGAGTATCAAGAAATTCTTGAAAAACACTTCAATATACCGAAAGAAAAACTATTTCTTTTGATAGATTCTCCTGAGAATAGAATGAAAAACAACTATGAAATACGCGGAGAAATAACTGTAATATTCATTCGGAGAAAAGATGGAAGTGTGATTGAAACAATTATTGACACTGAGGACTTGGAGTTAGCCAAAAACATATTTGGTAGATGGTCTGCTTCAAGAGGGAAGACCGAAAGAAGTTCATTATATGTGGCATGTAACTCACTTGTAAAAGGGGTTCAAAAACCTATATCCCTGCACCGATTAATAATGGGAGATCCTCAAGGGATGTTGATAGATCACATAAATCACGACACACTAGACAACAGAAAAGCTAATTTAAGAATTGCAACCTACGGTGAAAACAGACAGAATTTAAAACAGACACACTCAGCATCAGGGATTCGAGGAGTGTATTGGAGCAAGTTGTTAAAAAAGTGGCAGGCCAAAATGAGATTGAATAAAAAAGTATATGTAATAGGATATTACGATGATATAAAGGATGCTGAAATTGCAGTAAAATCTGCAAGAGCCAAATCAATGCCATATTCACAAGAAGCACTCGCTAACTAGCGGGTGTTTTTATTTTACGGAAAGGCGGTAGTTGAATGGCATATACTCAGCGCGCAGAGCTAGAAACACCTTCTTACGGCGGGACCAATACGGCTGAACAGTTTTCAGTGATCTCAAAAAACGGTAAAAACCAATCACCAAGACAGCAAAACGCCTATCAAGATGAAGATGGAGATATTTCAAAGAGACCAGGCACGATTCCCATTACCACATCAGCATTAGCGGCAGATATCAAGTATTTAACCGCATACAAAGTATCTCCTTCGGCAACTTCCGGTGATGATATTTACGCATCCAGCGGGACAACGCTTTATAAGTTTAATGGGGTCAACGCCTTAACAGCGCAAACCATGACAAACGCGCTTGTAACTTCGGACATTCACACCATAGGGTTTACCAACTCGGCAATTGTTTCAAGACTTCTCATTGCTGATACAGGGAGTTTAAAGCAGTCTAACGGTACAGCGGTTACAGCGGTTACACCTGCCGCTGATGATGCCGCACCTGCACCTGCTAATGGACTTGCCACGATTAATATTTTAGGCAATAAGTTTATTTGGAACTTCACGGGTCATGTTTTTGTGAGTCCTGGGAGTGACACCATCTATTATTCAAAATCCTTTATCTTCGACTACTTCCCTGTTACTTATTACTTCCAACTGGAAATAGATAATGACTTCGTGAACGGTGACGGTGTTGAGTTTGATTCCGTGTGTTTAGTACCGATGCGCAGACATTGGGCGATCATCACAGGTACAAATTTTACCAATTACGATGCAAGTTCATTTTTAAACACCGAATATGGAGTCATAGCGCCGCGTTCTATCGCAAAGATCACTTATCCAGATGGTACACAGTCAGTTCCTTATTTATCTGACAACGGGGTTCATGAAATATTCATTGTATCTTCTATCGGCGGGAGCAGACAGTATTCAACGCGTAACTTGATGCAGGGTAAAATCGATTTCGTAGCATTGGGACTGACGGATGCAGAGAAAGCGGCGGCTGTGGGTGTTTTTCACCCTGAACAGTTTTTATACTTGCTCTCCTTCCAAAAAGCAGGAGTCGATTACACATATGCCTATGACACACGCAACCGAGAATGGTACACCGATTGGCTCACCTTTAACTCAAAATCCTATCTATCGTTAAACGGTACACTGTACTTTGCAGGAACGGCCAAACACTTGCAAAAGTTTGATAATACCTTGTATACAGATTGGAACGAGTCTACGAAAACCACAGGAACCGCCGTATATTTCAAGAGATACAGCGCGGCAAATTACTTTGAATTCAGCGGATTTTCTTCGATGTGGGATGCTTATTTGGTGGAAATGAAGCAGTGGCGTGTTCCGTCAAGTTTGGATATAACCATCATATTCTCGGACATTATTGACGTTATGCCTAGTGCGATCCTGAACGAAATTTTTGTTGAAGGCGTGAGCCGGTGGAAGTATGCAAGATATGCCAATAACGCCTATACCGATTTAGTCCAAGAACCCAATGAGTTGCTTTTTGATTTTTCTCGTTTGTCCAAATATACCCAAACTCTGTGGGGAAACAACCGCGATGAGCCAGTTAAGATATTTAAAAACAAATGGAAGGGCCGCATTTCTGGCAAGTAAAATTTTAAAGAGGAGGTTGAGCCAATGACAGCACCGATTCCGAATGTAGATAATACAACTCTAAATAATCTAATCCCGAATCTTGACATTGGGGATGTGGCTGACCCTGCTCTGCGTCTAGCGGCGTTTCAGTATATTTACACCGAAGTGCAAACGATTATAACGGCTTATAATGCGTTTGTAGCGAACGGAGGCATAGCAACCTCCAACCTGGCAGACTTGTCCGTTACGACCGCTAAACTCGCTTTATTAAGCGTTACAGCTGCGCAGATTGCGAATGCTACCATAACTGCTGCACAAATCGCAAACGGTACTATTACCTCTACGCAGATCGGGCTATTGGGCGTAGCAAATGCAAATCTTGCAACAGGTATAGATCCGACAAAACTAGCGGATGGTTCAGTTAACGCTACTGAATTCCAGTACATCAACAGCTTGACGAGCAATGCTCAAAATCAATTAGACGCGAAGATTCCATTAACACAAAGAGCGGCAGCAAACGGTGTGGCCACATTGGACTCAGGTGCTAAAATTCCTATTTCCCAACTACCCGATTCCATTGTGGGTCAATTAGAATATCAAGGAACATGGAACGCCTCAACAAACACCCCAACACTTGCTGCACCTTCGACAGTAAAAGGTTATTACTATGTGGTCAGCGTGGCAGGAACGTATTTGTCTATCCCTTACGCAGTAGGAGATTGGATCGTATCCAATGGAACAACTTGGGATAAAGTAGACAACACTGATGCTGTGACAACGGTATTCGGCAGATTGGGGGCAATTGTCCCAAATGCAAACGATTATACTTGGGCGCAAATTGATAAAACAGTAAGCAGCTTTGCAGACATTACCACCAGATCAGCAAGCGACATAAACACAGGAACGCTTCCTGTGTCGCAAATTCCCACGGGTATTCCTGCATCCTCCATTGGAAGCGGTAGCGTGGACAATCCACACTATGCTTACTTGGCAAGTTTAACAAGCGATCCACAAGTTCAACTGAACAATAAGGCTCCCTTATCTCACGTTGGCGCAGGAGGATCTTCACAGCATCCGGACGCTACACCTTCGCAGTCAGGATTCATTAGCGCGGCGGACTTAATCGCATTCAGGGCTTTAACGCCAACAGGTTTAGGTACTTACGCCATTCCAGTAGGGCAAATTCTTAGCTTTTGGGGCAGATATTCCATAGAGCAAGATGCGACAACTGGCGAGATGGTCATATATGAGATATAGGACGGTGACGTATGGCAGATCGCTTTTGGGTAGGCAATGGTGGAAACATCAATGATACTGCACATTGGAGCACAACATCGGGGGGTGCAGGCGGGGCAAGCGCTCCTACAAGCGCGGACAATGCTTACTTTGATGCATTGTCCTTTACTTCAACAGGACAAACGGTAACACTTAATGTAGCATCTAGTTGCCTTGATATGAATTGGACAGGTGCTACAAATAGTCCAACTTTGGCAATGACATCTGCTTTTAACATCTACGGTTCACTTACTTTTATAGCGGGAATGTCCGTTTCGGGAGCAGGCAATGTTAATTTTGCTGCAACGACAACAGCAAGGAACGTTATAACGGCAGGAAAAATAATTGGTGGAAATATCGACTTTTTAGGTGTAGGTGGAGGTTGGGTAGTTCAAGATAGTCTTACTACGCTAAAAACTATTTACCTGTCTAATGGTGCTCTTGACACTAATGGAAAAACCGTGTCTTGTTTGGATTTTAACTTATCAAATGCAAATGTACGTACACTTACATTAGGTGCGTCTGTTATTTCATTAAGTGGAAATTGGACTGCAACTACCGTAACAAACCTGACCTTCAATAAAGGGACTTCAACCATTAACCTTAGTACCGTAGGTGCTGCAAGCTTTACAGGTGGTGGGTTGACTTACTACAACGTTAATCTTCTGACTTCACCTATTACGATCAATGGCAGCAATGGATACAATATCTTAACACTCACAGCGGGGAAAACGATCAATATAGCAGCAGGGACAACACAAACCCCTGCCACACTCATTTGTAACGGCACTGTGGCAAATCCAATCACGTTACAGACAAACACCGCAGGAAGCGCAGCGACAATTGCTTTACCTGCAGGAAGATACTTTGTTCGTCATACCTCTATCAAAGATATCACTGTTACAGGCGCAACCTCATTAACAAGTATTGCAGGCACAAACGTAAGCGGCAATACAGGAATTACCTTTGTCACCAAGTTTGAAATGGGACGCATTAAAAATGATGGTTCATTCAACTGGTATAACACATCTACAGGCGTAGTAACGAAAATAAGCGGATAGGAGGTCAAACATGCCAACAATTGATGAATGGCTACAGGCACGAAGAAATGACAAGTCCATACCTGGTGGCATGACGGACGCGCAAAAGGGAATAACTGTGCCGACGAATCCAACATTAACGCCCAATTACACGCAACCTAAAACAGCGACTCCTTCAAGTGGGGGGTACGCACCTACACCAATAGGAGCACCATTAAATCCGGCTTATATGCAAACTGTAGCACCAAAGACAGCCGCGCCTGTGATGGGAAGTACAACTGCATCCGTTGCCCCTAAACCTCCTGTTTCGACACCTGCGCCATCAAGCCAAAGCTCAAACGGTCAGCTGACACCCGAACAATTGCAGGTGTTCCTCTCTCTGCCTGAGTCTGCAAAGGCTTCTTATGTGACCGGTCTGATGAGTTCCGGTGGCATGAAAATGACACCAAATGGAGGAACTTCACCAAGTACAGGCAATGTCGCTCCGGTTCCTCCTGTTCCTTATGTGAAAAATCCGGAAATCGATAAATTAAGCAGGGACCAGCAATTAGCTTATTACGCCGCCAATCCGACAGAAGCAAAAAATGAGATTGCACGTGCTAAGGATGTGTGGAATAGCACCACAGACCCAACAAGAAGGCAAGGAGCCAACGAATGGGCAGATGCATTACGTCAAGCAGCTGGAATCAACATGGATGATGCCAACTATGGCAACGGGCAGAGTTCAACCTCAACCGGTGTTTATGCGCCACAGAACCCAACGCTAAATAGCGCTACAGGACAAACAAGCGGAAATCCCATTGGTCAACCTACTGGTCAGACAGGAGGTCAAACAGGAGGTCAGCCAACAGGTCAAACAGGCGCAACGCAGGGTAATGGTCTGTATAAAGACCCATATGCTAGAAACGATTCAGACATTGCAGCACTCGCCAAAGCTAGAATCGATAAAATCCTACAGGCTGGTCGTACAAGCGCGCAAGGAAGCCTTGCAAGCGCCAGAAATGCATTTGATTACACAAAACAAATCACAAACGATAATAGGACCTTGCAAACGGGATTATTTAACGAAACAAATAACCCATTCAGTGGGAAAACCACCTATGACAAAGCTATGATGGAGCGTAACCGTTCAATAGAGGATACGGCAACGAATAAAGATTACAACGCCAATGTAGCTCAGATTCAGCAAAAACTAGCGGATCTAGAGTCTGCGGCGCCGGGTGATGAACAACAAATCATTGATGACCTCCGGCAAATGGAACGACAATTTGGAATCAGTGTTGCACAGTTACAGGAACAGCAAAAGAATAACCAATTCAACCAAATGGACGCTAATCGTAAATTTGATTATGGTGTTGGTCAAGATCAAATTAGAAATGATATCGCTAAAGCTGGATTAACAGGTAATTACCAAGATTCTGCACAGGTAAATACAGTGAAAAAACAAATGGCAGCAAATAGCGCTGCGTATGCTTCGGCTACTCCAGCGGAACAAAAGCGGCTACATGACGAAAATGTAAGACTTGCCGAATCTATTGGAGGTATGGATACAACAGGAAGTGGGGATTACAAGTTTGGCCAAGGTCAACGTACATTAGCTGGGCAAACTTTAGACTTAAACAACGCTAAAGATAACCGTGATTTCCAATATCAAACTGTACAAGATGCAATTAAAAATGGCATGTCTCAACAACAAATTGATAACTCAGCTAAACAATTCGCGCAACAAATGGGTTATAACTATGACAATATGAACGCGAATGATAAGCAAGCATGGGCGCAAATTGCAATTAGTCAGCAAAATGCGAATACATCATCAGATAATGCAAATTGGTCTAAAGACCCAACTAACCCGGACAACATCTATAAAAATGCGCAGATTCAATCTCTAACAACTAAAGGAGATCAGAAGCTCCAAGATGAGTCTAAAGGGCTAGTCGAAGCGTTACGCGGAGGTAAAATGACACCTGGTGCAGCCGTACAACAAATTGATGAGGATATGAATCTTGGTTTCTACACGAAAGAAGAAGCGGCACATTTAAAGAGTATCATCACTACGATAACTCCTAATCTACCCGTTTCCGCGAATCAGCAACAATTAACACCGGAACAACAAGCCGCGATACCTTCTAATGCTGAATTGGACAAACTATATAAGACAGAAGGAAACGGCGCACCTTTCTTAGATTGGAAATCGTGGTATAAGGATCCTAAAGGGAAATCGGCCGGAGTCAACTTTGCAACTTGGAAACAGTTGTATGGTCCAACTCTAAGCGCGGGAAAGTGACGGGCCCTTCAGGACAGGGCACAAGAAAACCTGGCTCCGATTCTTTCCTAGAAGATATGGCTAAAAAGATGGGACTAACTCCAACAAGTGGATTACGGACGGATGCAGATGTTAAAAAAGGTATTGGCTATTCAGGCGATGATCATCACAAAGGAATTGCGGAAGACTTCGCTGGATCAGTCAAAGATATGGATGCATTCGCTCAAGCTGCTTTAAAGAGCGGTAAATACAATAAAGTGATTTACAAAGGTAAAAACCTGGTTACAGGCAATCCGGTAGACGGTCACTATGACCATGTACATGTAAGTTGGGGGTGAGTAAATGCCATTCGCACAATATAAAAACGGTGGGACCTCCAATAGTAAATGGGGGTCCTCTTCTTCTGTTAATACAGATCCATATTCCGTGGATAAATTAACGCAACAGATTGATAACGCGAATGTTCGTATCAAGGATGCAGGATTTGCTCCACAAAACACGGATAAACGGAATGGATTTGAAAAATTTCTGAACCTTCCTCAAAATCAGAATTGGTTTTTCGATACCTTGGAAGTCCTCGGAAGACCTGGGAATGCCGTAAAAAATGTGCTGGATAAAGCAGTCGGTACTGGTGCAAAGGAAAGCATAGGAGAAGCTGCCTTAAAAGGGATCTCAGGTAGAGAAAAAGTATCCGGTGCACAGATGGTCAAAGATCACTTAGGCATAGAAAACGGATTCAGCAAGTTTCTACTCGGTACCGCTTTAGATATCGGGACCGACCCTTTAACCTTTGTCCCTGGCGGTGTACTTGCTAAAGGTGTAACTGCACCAGCCAAGTTAGCCGGTAAAGCCGTTAAGGGTGTCTACAATGCCACAGAATCCCTTGTACCGGGACTTAAGACATTACGTGAGACTAAAATAGAACCAGCCTTACAGAGCGCTAAAGACGGTCTGGGCTATGCCTTCAATCCGAACTATAAGATTGACGAAACCTTAAACGGTGGAAAGAGCACAGCCTTACAGGACCTTTCCCAATCTACAGATAACAGCCGGGCGTTTATGCAAGAGGAAGCGATGAAGAACCTTGCGAATACGGCTAAGAGTGCCGGAGGAATAGATACAGGGGTTAATGTTGGCCGCGTTATGGAAGCACCTTTAAAACAGTTTGACAGTCAATACAATTTATTGGATGGTTCAGTCACCGACAATGCGGATGAATTGAATCGCCTGATTCAAGATCGTTATGCGGCCATCAGAACAAATCCTGTTCCCGAAGTGGTGACAAAATTAAGGAGCGAGATTGATCAACTAAAATCAAATATTCAAAATCCGATCCAAACGGAACTTCCTCGTCCCGTTCGGGATATGCCAACTGATCCTAAAATTCAACAGGCCGCTAAAACGTTAGTGGAAAGTAACAATACAATTCGAGAGTTTGCAGTCGATAATGGGATTGATATACCTGCTATGGAAGGCTACATGACACACGTATGGAGTCAAGCTGAAAGGGACGCAAGGAAAATCAATAAACCAGTTAAAATTGATGCAGGCGCTTTTGGTCAAGGGAATCCGAACAAAAACATTTTGAAACAGCGTGAATTAATGGGTAGCGTCGAAGATATCAACGATAAAATAGGCAAACCGAAGTTCGAACCGAATGCTTACTTCGCATCGGGAATTGGTCAGAAAAGGTTAATTGATTATGTACATGCTGTGAAATTGCGAAAAGAAGTATTACAGAATCCTGATTTTTCTGTTCCGTTTATAAAAGGGATGGACGTACCTAAAAACGCAGAGGTAATTGACTCCAATAATTACACGTTCCTCAAAGAAAGCGGAGATGCATTGGATGGTATTGTCCCAACGGAGAAAATAGGAGGTCAGTACATCGTCACCAAACAAGCTAAGATGGCGCTGGACCGTTATCAAAAGCTGAACACAGATGAAGGTACTAAAGCTTTCTTAAAGGCATTTGATGGCATACAGAGCCTCTGGAAGAAGGGTGCTCTATTTTCACTTGGATACCATTTCCGCAACCAAGCAGGCGCCACATTCAACAACTATGTAGCTGGTATGAACACCTTAGATTTAGCCAGGTACACACCGGAAGCTTTCAAAGAGGTTTCCAAGTCCATAAGCGGTAAAGAGTCAGCTTTATTTACGGAATACCGCAAGCAAGGTTTAGGATCGAACACCTTATCTCAAGTGGAATTTGCCAAAGTGGGTCAAGAACCGGAGCAGGCGATTCAAAAAACAGTTGATAACATGAGTAAGGATACGAAGGGGCAGATTAAACAGCGGTTGAATCCGCTCAATGCGTTCCAAACTTCGCAGGAAGTCGGTAATTTCTTCGACCAAGCCAATCGTTTTGCGCTATACAAATGGGCGAAAGATAAAGGGATGACACCCGAACAAGCTGCCGCCAAGGTGCGCGAAGTTCAATTTGACTACTCTAAGACTACTCCATTTGAAAAGAATATCGCTACTAGGGTGTTCCCTTTTTATAGATGGATGCGGAATAACATTCCCTTTCAAATTAAAACATTCATCAACGATCCACGGAAGTATGAGTACCTGAATAAAGCCCGCTTAAATGCGCAGGAAGCCGTAGGACTCAACGAAAACAACATTCCGGATTATATGAAGGAACAGTTTGCAATACCTCTGTACGGTCAAAATGGGAAGGGTAAAATGTTAGGCCTGAACTTACCTTTGACGGACCTGACCAAACTATCCAAGCCAGGTAAAACACTGGTCGATGCGGTAACACCGTTAGTGAAAACACCAGCGGAGTTAGCTCTGAACTACAATACTTTCTTTGGCAAAAAGATTCAGAAATTTGATGGTGAGCAAAAACAATATCAAATTCCTTATACGGATATCGCTTTTGGGGTACCGGTTAAAGGAGCGTATGCATTTGAACAAGCAACGGGGCAGATTGGTAGGGGTTTTAGTGGATTCTTGCAGAAGCCAGATACCAAAGATCAAGACATTGTAAACCGTCTACCTTCACTAGGTATATCTTCACTGACTAAGCCTTTTGACGCAGAGAAATATGCTTATTATGAGAAGTTAGATCAACTCAAACAGTTGCAGGATTTGATGCTATTTATTCAGCAACAGACTGGGGAAAAACCGAGGACGTTGAATCAAATTAAGCGTTAATCTTTCTTCTTAAAAAACCAATCACCAATACGGCCAACTTCACCTATCAGCGCGGCACAAAAGAGCATGAATACACCTAAGAAAAGGTTGAACCAACCGTTCAATTCATCTTTGATCATGTCTAGCCAATGCATCATATCACCTCAATACTATTATACCATGCCGTCCACTAGGGCGGCTTATTCTATTAAGGAGCGTGATGCCATTTGATTGAATTTGACCCATGCGAATATTCACAATCTGCCTGCACCGACGATGAGCTGCGTGACATTCTCATGCTATGCGGACCCAAGGTAAAGGATTTACTGCTCCTGTGCGTGGAGGTGCAACATGACCCTATTCTCACTCCTGCTACAAAGCTGGGATGAAATCCTAAGGTTCGCCAGCGACCTACATAATACCGGAGTCAGCTGGGGAGCCGTAATAACCGCGATTATCTTCTGGGGTAAGCTTAACCGCAATAAAAAGTATCACGAGCGCGATAAGCGCATTGAAGAAAGAACAACTCGGACGGAAGCAAAAATTGATGCCATTATGGAGAAAGTGGGTGTAGAGTGTGCAAACTTGAAAGTTACCGACACTTTAGCAGGGAATACCAAAATGTCCTCTACATCGCACTCGGTGGGCATATCAGTTGTCCGTATTGCAAAACGATTCACAAATTACCTTATTGGGGGGAAAACGATTATGGAGAAGTTGAAATCACGGAAGTTATGGATGGCGCTATTAGCGGCGGTGTTACCTATCATTAATACTGAATTTGCTCTAGGATTGGACACCAACTCCGTCTTAGCGGTCATAGGCGTTATTGCTACCTACATCTTAGGACAAGCTCACGTTGACGCGAAGAAAGAGCAGAATGGGGGTATAGTCGATGAGCTTGCGAAACCTACAGATACCTCAATCAGCACTAAATAGTCTGGGTTGTAAACAGATCATTGATGTTGTGGACCAGCTGCCGGTTAATCCTAATTACACATGGGAGCAACTTGCCGGCCGCCGCGATATCAACGATTTAACAACCATTGGTCTGCATCATGACGATTATCCAAAAGCGAGTAGGGCAAAGTGGAGCGACATTGATTTTATGGTGGATGTGGCCAAAGATCATATCAAATTGAAAAAGAATGAAAAGCTCGGTGATGCAGGATTCCCTTATCACTTTTGGATCAGGAACGGTCAAGCCTACCAAACGAATAATGTCCTAGACCGCACCTATGGTATCGGCAGCAATAACGGGTACATCGTTCACATTTGCGTATCAGGCCGGTATACAGTGGATAATTTAACCGATGAAGACCGTAATGCGCTGCTAGGTGTGATGTATGCCCTCACAGTGGAGTTACCGGCTTATAAAGAGGTAAAAGGGCATTGTGAGCTTAATCCGACTGCATGCCCAGTTTATAACTATGTAGGGATTCGTGAGGATTTAAAGAAGTTTCAACTTGAAATGAAAGCCGCCGCAGACCCTTCCCAAATCAAAGTGAACGCCTACAAAGCTACCGAACAACACCGATACCTGTACAATCAATATATCGCGGATCCGGTAGCCAATAAGTGGCTTGAGCCGTATTTGCTTAAGATGGATGAAGTCACAAGGGATATGGGTATGTACTTCGGTCAATAAATAAAAGCCCTCACATTAATCTGTGGGGGCTTCATTCATTATTATGCTTATACCTCTCATGGTAAACTTCAAGTAATCCATCCTCATGCATAAATATATGATATACCTTAATCCCAATTGTTAACGTATAACAGAGTTTCTCAGGGTTCCGTCCTTCTGTGCCGAAGAATTTCAACTCGCCACGTTTCATCATATAGGATTTGGCTTCTTCTAATGAAGGGAATTGTTTCGACTTCATGGTTACTCCTTTAGTTGATCTAAAGCTTTACGTGCTACCGCTCCTGACATATGATTGGGTAATGCAATTATATTGTCTAAAGCCTTCTGTGCTATCTCTAGGCGTTGTAGGAGGTATTCCACATCTTCTTCTGGTCCGTTGTCATGATATGGTGTTCCATGCGCGGACTCATGAACTACAATATAATGTCCTTTTTCCAACCGTTCCTTAATACTCTCTAATCTACTCATGGGAACCTCCTAAAATCTCAACAATTTGTGATTCACCATGTTTTATTATTCGATCCATCATCACCTTTGAATCCTCAGGTGGATCTTCTTGGAACAACTTTCGATAGTGTTCACGGTAAAATTCATCCATCGGCTTAACATAGTGTTCTTTAAAGACATCATTAAATTTACTTAAATCCATTTTCATTCCTCCATTACTATATAGACCCTCTTTTACGGCTGTCGCTTCGCTAGGCTTATGCTGTCGGACGGTGCCCTTCGGTCAAGCAAGTTCTAAACAAAGTCAATCTGTCCATCATCAGCCTTTGTGTGTTCTACTTCATCTGCCGAAATCCATTTATCACTTTTCCACCATAAAGGTGAAACCACAAGATAATCTTTGCCATCGTTGTGAACTTCTAATACCTTGTGCCACATATCATGAACAAATACTAACGAACCAACTTTATTCATCCTCATAACCTCCTTCTGTTTTGATCTTGCGCGAAGCGTCCCCCGATTCGACCGAATAGGCCCGAGCCGAATGAAAATATTTAATCTTTTATTTACTATATAGACTAAAACCTTCTTTTACGGCCTCCACTTCGTTAAGCGGATGCTGTCGGGCGTAGGATTACTTTAAAAGATCGGGACTCTCGTAGATGTTTCCGATGACTTCAACAGCACATTTACCATCTACGGCATATTGCCATACAGGAAACCTGAGTTCTTTTGAAAGCACGTTTTCTGTCTTTAGAACTTTGAAAAAGTATTGTGCATGACTTTGCAACCAATCTACCCGATAGATTGTGTGCGCACCGGAACTTACCAAATCTCCTTCGTAAATGTCCCGACCGTCGCAGTCCTCTAGTCCAATGAACTGCATTATGGGTACGTCATACACGCCGTGGTAGATTGTTACGTACCGTCCAACTAAATCAGAGAAGTCAAAATACTTCATCCCGCCTAATTTGTCCCAACCACGGAACTTAAACTCCCTGTCCATTGGATCGCCTCTCTTTTTGCTCACGTTTGAAATATCTGTTCGGGTTGTTTTCTATCATTTCTTCCCATAGGTACACTCTTAGCACCTTCTGTGGTTTCTTCCATTCGTTATCCCACAAGGTCATTCCGCTGTATATGTCACTGAATTTTAATGGTTCATCCTTCACAGTTATTCCTCCCTAAACATACTTTCTAAACTCCATCCCGTAGCTTTCTGTATCCGCATGACATAACCTATATTGGGTATCGGACCGTTAGGCTGACACCACGCATTCATTTGCTGTTTGGTCGCTCCGATCTGTTTAGCTAACCAAGCCTGCGAACGTCCTTCACTTTCCAATAATTCACCTATGTAGCATCTGACTTTTAACTTTGTCACGGCTGATCCTCCCACGTAAGTACCTCCTTTCATTATGATTGTAATTCTATTATAACACAAACATAACAAAATAACATTATTAAAGTAATAAAATAATGTTACTAAAAGATAAGTTTTAGATTGACCGAAGGGCATCAAGACGACTGAACCGCACAGCGTAGCGGAAGCCGTAGAGGGTTTAGGAATAGATATTATGGGGATCATGGATAATGGGGGAGTTTATTTCGTACTTATATATGTAATAGCTCGGTAAGGCATATGAAACCCTGATATAACGGGTAGTGGCTCAGCTTGGTAGAGCGCACGGCTGGGGGTCGTGAGGTCGCAGGTTCGATTCCTGTCTACCCGATAAAAAGAAGTGGATCCTGCTTATGTGGGGTCCACTTCTAATATGCTCCATGTCATTTCCTTCTTGATCACGATTCGCTTGAAAAATGACTGGACCACAAATTTTCGATCTTGGTTGTTCATATGCTCCCAGTCTGTTTTTAATCGTCTTACAAAATCAATGATTTCATCCGGTGAGTGAGTGACCGCCACTTCCTGAGGTTCGAGTATATTCATCTCCTCACGCAGCTTAGAAAGGTTCTGATTGATCTTTTCTACACTTTCCTTATATTCCTCTCTTGTGATAACTCTGTCGCCTAGATCGTCCAGCAAGTTGTTCTTACGCTTATCCAGTTTATTTACTTCACGAGTGATCCTGGATTTCTCTTTTTCGAATGATCTAATTTCATCCGGTGTAGGTTCAGGTATATAATTTGTCCCATATATTTCTTCCTTGTCAAAGTAATCAAAAAATAATTTTTCTAATTTTAACTCAGCTATATCCGAAGCTTTGCATATTCCGGCTTTACGGTTCGCACAACGGTAATTCGTATATGCCTTTGCATCGCTTCTTCGTCTGACTTTGTTATAGGCGTTGTAGGAGCCCCCACAAGCCCCACATTTGATTATCGTGCTGAAAGGGTAGTTGTAACTGCTTCTGGACATTTCGCCGCTACACCGCCGTTTCAATTGCGTCTGAGCCAACAAAAATAATTCTTCCGTTATGATTCCAACATGTTCGCCGTCGTTGATTACCGCTTGACCATTTCTGGGTGTCCATGAGTTCTTGCCGATATAGGTTATGTTTTTTAATATCCCCTTGATCGTGACCGGCTGCCATGATGTTTTTTTAGCCGGAATGGATTCTGAGTTAAGAGCGGCCGCAATTCGTCCGTAACCCCAGCCTTTGAACACGTAGTATTCGAAGATCCGATGTACAATTGGAGATTCATTTTCATTCGGTTCCAATTTACCATTAACCTTATCGTATCCGTATATAGCCCCCAGACTCACTCTAAACCCTTTCTGAGCTTTCTTCTCCTGACCGAAGGTTACACGTTCCCCAATCAATTCACGCTCGTTCTGGGCGTTTGCAAGGCTTACTGTGAACATCCATCTCCCTTGAGCTGTGGTGAGGTCATGGCGCTCTGTAATCGTGGCAAAGGACACCCCATATTTGTTGAATATCTCATCGACCATTTCTAAACCGTCCCTGGCTTTGCGTGTTAGCCGGTCTAGTCTCCAAAGCACAATAATTTCTATCCGCTTATTCCGGATATCGTCGAGCATATCTTGAAGGGCGGGTCTATTCATGTTTTTAGCTGAGTATCCATCGTCGATATACACTTTGAATAGCTCGTGGTTAAAACTTTTGATGTAGCTCATGCAGGATTCTTGTTGTGCTTCTAGGGAAAAACCATGCTTGGCTTGTTCGTCGGTGCTAACTCTAACGTAAATTGCTGCCTTCATAGATCCTCCTATAGAAAAAAGGCCCCGAAGGGCTTTAAAGTATTATTTCAACGAGTCTGCTATTGAATTATTATAACTCACCTTTAATCCATCCATTAACGTTAAGGCTTTGTTGTGACTGTCTTGGTTCTTTTTAGCATAATCTGCATATGATTGATTATAAATATCAGGTCCGTAATTGTATTCGTATTTTGCCATTTTCCAAGCCGTTAAATCGATATAAGCATCTTTTAGTCCTGCGAAAATAACTTCCAAGGATTTTATGCCATTATAAGCTACATAACTATCACTTATACTTACTTTCAGTCGAATATCATTATATTTGTTGTTTGATTCATCTAGTTTTGCTTGTGTCTTGTTGTATTCTTGCTCCAATATCGAATAATCATTTGCGCTGAATCCTTTTTCGTTCTGAGTACGATAATAATTATCCATAATTGAGCCGAATGTGCTTATGTATCTAGTGGCATCTTGAAGATAAACAAAATAATCGGAAGCAATAATATATTGCCTTACATCTGTTTTTTCATTCGGAAGGGAAACTTGCACCGAATAATCGTTTTGGTCCCATGTTACGTTTAAACCTATTTTTTTTAGCATATAAATTGGAACCATGGTGCGATCCTCATAAACAATGGCTGGTGTATCCTCTACAGCAAGAACTTGACCGTTAGATTTAAGTTTTACAATCGGATTCCCTTTGTAATCCCCATTAATACTTGACGCGCTGACCACTCCTGCAAATAACAAAAACATAACTGTTACCAATAGAATCTTCTTCATAGTTCACCTGTGTTTGTTCTCCATCGGTTGGAGGATTGGCTGTAATTCTGTATGTAAATTATATCGTCGAATCCTGTAAAGAAATACAGTGAAATTTTATATCCGACTAAAGTCCCGATATTGATTACATATATTAGTTTATAAATGAAATCGTTTGCAATTTTAGTAGTCGCTTAGATTCATTTGTGTTTTTTATACGACGAGAGTATTGATATATTCAAACGATTTGGTATACTCAATCCAATAGTCTCCATACCCACAAATAAGTATTTTGAAACACGAATGCTGTAAATGAATATTGGCAACCCTTTCGAAAGATTGGAAACGCAAAGCTGTAGGACCTAAAGCGTAATGCTATGGTAGCCAGTTGTAACCGGACGAGCTGCTTGATTATCCAGGCAGTTTTTTTGTCTCCAAATATGGGTATACATCAAGATCGGCAACCTAGAGAAGGGAACAGGTTGCAAATTTTGACAACTAGGTTTACACAAGCGTAAAGATTTATCCGAGGGAGAGTAAAATTACTCATCCTTCTGCCACTCGTATAAATCATCAATAGGTATGCTTAAAGCTTCAGCGATGATCTTAGCGTTTTCCAACGACATTATACGGCGTTTAGTTACGTAATGGGAAATTGTCGATTCAGACATTCCAACCATTAATGCAAAATCTATCTGTGACAATCTCGCTTCATTAAGTAAATCTGACAGAAGGCATCTCCCTATTCGGAGAGCCAACGAATCACTCCTTTTATTAAAATAAACGAACACACGTTCTATAAAATATGCTATTATGATTCTACTACATGTGATCGGTGGTGCTTTATGGAAAAAGACGTGTTGGAGTTAACGAGAGAAAATCTTGAAAGATTGGGTCTTGATGTTAATTACTTAATATCTCGAATCGATAGTTGTGAATTTCAATATTTGAGTCCTGATATTATTAATGCTTATCTTTACCTGAAAGAGACTGTTCTTTCTTCATAGCTCTTTCCGCGCGAATGAAAGCAATGAATCTTCTCGTGTCGTCTCTAGATAGTTCCTTTCCATCGATTACCATAGTTATACGATCCATAATTTCATCGTCAGTCAAATTGAGTTCCAGGTATTCTTTCATTTTGTCTACTGCATCTTTTGGTTTTTCATCATTGTTTTCTAAATGACCGGCAAACTCCATTAATTCTTCGTAAGGAAACTTCAACGCTTCTGCTATTTTTTTAATATTTTCTGGCTTTGGTGGATTTCTTTCTCCAGACTCATACCTTGAAATAGAAGCTGAACTTATTCCCGAATACATTGCAAGTTGATTAATTGTCATTCCCCTTGATTCTCTAATCCTTTTCAAACTTTCACCGAAAGATTTCACGTTGCACACCTCCTTCATTCATATTTAATCACTAGTATTGACAATAGACAATAAAAGACGAATTTTTGTTGACAAAAAGTGTTGACAAAAGGTTTTTATGTATGTTAGTCTATTGACATAAGGTAATGACAAAAGGTAACGGAGGTGATGATATGAAGCCAAAAGTAGATATCGATTTCATCAGGAGTTTTATGAGAGTAAAGGGATTGGGAGAAAGCGAGTTTGCTCACAAAATCGGTATCTCTCATAGTATGCTCAATAGAGTTCTAAACGGTAAGCGATATGCAGGTAACAAAGTAATTTTCGGTATGCTTGCCGCATTTAGTGATTTGAAAGTTGATCAGTTTTGTTCCTATGACAACATATTGACAAAAGGTAACAAAAAACAAAAAACAGCATGAAAGGATGATAACCATTGAAACTCGTATTCATCGAAAATAGTCGCCTTGTAACAGACAGCGTGACGGTATCTGAAACATTTGGCAAACGTCACGCAGATGTATTAAGAAGCATTGAAAACCTTGAATGTAGCCAAGAATTCATTGAACGCAATTTTGCGTTGAATGAGTATCAGGATTCTATTGGCAGAAAACTACCAAAATACCTCATCACACAAGACGGCTTCTCATTCCTGGTAATGGGATACACCGGCAAGGAAGCAGCTCGCTTCAAAGAAATGTACATCGGTGAATTTAACCGGATGCGTGAAGAACTCAACAAACCTCAATTTCAATTGCCTCAAACATGGGCTGAAACACTTCGGTTGCTCGCTGATGAAATGGAATCCAATGCAATCATGGCAGCCGAGAAAGAAAAGCTTGCTATCGAAACTGCTGAACAAAAACAAAAACTCAAAGAACAAGAGGCTCCAGTAGCCATTTACAACTTAGCCATATCTGCTCACAACTCAATGTCCATGCAAGAAGTCGCTAAGTCACTCGGAACAGGCCGCACACGATTGTTTAACATCCTCAGGGAAGAAAAGGTCTTGATGAGAGGTTCTACAATGCCTTATCAACGCTTCCTGGATGCCGGCTACTTCAAAGTAACTGAACGCCCAAGGGCAAGCGGAGACACTATCATCAACGATCCAGCAACAAGGGTTACTGCAAAAGGCTTTGATTATATCGCAAGGATCATGCAAAAACGCGGTGTAACAGCATGATTTACTCGGATATCCCATGTAAATGGTGTGAAAAAATTGACTGGACAGTAAAAATAACCGTGATCCAGCACACAGAAACCGAACAGCATGTATGTATACCCTGTTTATTCGAAGCTCATCAGGATTGTAAAGATCAAGAAACCATATTTCCAACTTTATACCTTGTGAAATGAAAGGAGAAAAAACCATGGCTATTGACATCACAAAAGTATGCAAGGCTAACCATCACCAACTATCCGCAATTATGAATAGAGTCGAGAAAGCCAAGGCTGAGAAATTAGCGCAGCAGAATCCACCTAAGAAGCCAGCTTAACTTATCCACACTATCCACAGTCTAGCATAACATTATACAAGCATAAAGGAGAACCTATGGTAGACATACTGAACTTATTCAAACGCATCAAAAAGTTGAAGAGAAGCAAACGATGGTTGGAAGCAGAGAACACACGCTTAAGCGAAGAAAACGACTTTCTAATCAAAGACAATGTGTATTTATCGTTGAGACTAAAAAAGTCAATGGAGGGACAAGCCCATGACACCAACTGAACGCTTGCTCCACGAAATAGACGAGATCAAAGAAGCTCAGAAGTCATCTACAGCCATGGAAGAGTATATAAGCGACTTTGACGCACAGTACATGAAAGAAGTCCTGCAGATGGCTTATAAGGAGATCCAAAGTTTGAGGAAGGAGGTAGTGAAGAGTGGAGTCCCTATCGCAAGAACGGCGTAGTACGGACGCTGAACGCCTCGGACTCTACACATTACTTGCCAACTTAGAAGCCGAATGGGCCGCATGGAGCAAGAACATTTTACTTTACCCCGTTGTGATCGGTGATGCGCTGTGCATAGCCAAAGCCAAAGTAAGAGAGCAGATTAGCACATTTGAAAAGAATGAAGTCGCTATGAAGGAAGTCTATCCAGTATATCCAGTAGGAGTAGAACAGAATAAAGCTTCTTAATCGGCCCCCACTTCGTTGGGTAATGCGGTCGAATCGAAGAAAGGGATGAAGAACAATGAAACTAAAATATGAATGCCCTAAGTGCGAAGTAAAATCTTACTCGAAATACTGGAATGCTGAAACTCGAGTTAGGTATGGAGCGCACGGAGATATTTGTGAGATTCAAGAAGGTGAAAGCAATTCATATCACATATGTCCAGAATGCAAGCAAGAGTCTGAAATGTTTAAAGGTAATTTAATCATCGGAACGACCGAATCCGCTTAACGAAGTGGAGGCCGTATAAGATTTATTTTCCCTATAAGGAGGAACCTACATGATAGGTAAAGCAAGTGAATTGAAGATACACACAGTAAGTTGGTACGCAGGATTCGAAATAGGCAGACCATCATTACAAGAATTGATGGAAAAGTGGTTGAAGGCTAATCCAAACCTGAATATTTTACAAATTAATTATGATCTACATCCAACTAACAAACAAGCAATCATCATCTACAAAGAAGGTGAATCCTCATGAACCTAGATGACCATTGGCTCAAGGAACACTTCAAAAATGAATCCACGGAGTCGCTAGAAGGAGAACTACTGCACCTTGAAATATTCGGAATCATCGCAGGACCCATCGCCATGGTTAAAGCGGAGTTATCACGGAGAGAGAGGGAAACACATGAAAAAGAAACTATGGAAAGAGATTGATTCCCTTAACAAAAAAATGAATCAAATAAACCAAACTGCTGAAACCGCCAAACAAAACGGAGATATTGAAACCTTAAAAAATGTGATACGAAATCAACAGCAGATTAATAAACGCTATTTGGAAGTATTGCCTTTACTAGATGTACTGGAGGTCACCAATGAAACCAATGGATGAAGACGAACGCGAATCCTACCGCCAAGAAGCCAACGAAGAAGCCTACAACCGCAAAGAGCAGCTAAGAATCAGCCGTAACGCATCCAAGCATGTACTAGACCCTGATCGAGTGAATGAGGAGGAAGAAGAATGAACATCACACAGTTTGATAGATTCCGCATCAATTCAGAATCTGACATTTGCAATAACTTGTTTATGGATGTACGCAAAATCAGCAATAGTTGCAGCGAAGGTTTCATGGCTGTAGCTTACGAGATCCCTAGCATGCCAAAAGATAAATACAGCAAACACAAAGTGGAAGTACGTAGGAAAGAAAGGCAAATTGCTTTAATCGCCTATAAATATTCTGACACTGAGATTGATGAATATTGGAGAGACGCAGAAGTTTTATATTCGTGGGAGCAAGAGTCGAAGCAAAGAGAAGGTGAAGAAGAATGATTGAGCAGATTAAGCAAGACCTTGTGGAATGGGATGAATTGGTTGTAAAGCGCCCTGATCTTAAAGGTAGATGTGGAAAATGGCCGGAGTGGGTACGTAGTCTCATCGGTGAAGTGGAACGGTTGGAAGAAACAAATAAGCAGATTATCAAAACGGCTGATGTGATTGATGCAAGGAATCAGGAGTTAATCGGGCAAGTCGAGGAACTACAGAAGGCATTGAAACAGTGGGAAGACTTCGCTAATCACCTAAACAACATCACATTATGCGGTATGACCAAGAACGAGATACGCCAAGCGCTAAACACTTTTGCAGAAAGGAGTGAAACCAAATGAGCTATAAAGAATTCGTAAACAAATTTGCATTCACCGTTAAACACCTGATGGAAGCTCCAGTTGGCAGTCCTGAACGTGATGAGTGGATCAGGATCAAGAGAGAGTTAGAAGGCATGAAAAAAGCCACTGCATCAACAGTGACTAGGTAAATCATCCACGTTAATTATATCACAACTCTAAGGAGTGAACTATATGCATAGCAAAATCCGCGTGGTCATCGCGCACAAAGAATATGCAGGCTCCTTTATCAACCGCAGAAGTGACGGACTCACCACAGAACTGGATAAAGCCATGCATTTCAATGATATGGGAGAAGCAAGTGAATTTTTCCTAAACAACATGTACGCACCCTTGGATAAAGAAAGCTACACATACAAGCAAATCAAAATAACCACTGAGCTAATGGAGGATGAAGAATATGCAAATACGCAAAGCGGAACGGAAGAAAGCGAAGCTTAGACTTGGAATCAGCGCGCCCAGCGGAGCAGGCAAGACATACAGTTCTCTACTCATTGCATACGGCATTACAGGCGATTGGAGCAAGGTGGGGCTGATAGATACGGAAAACGGAAGCGGCGACTTATACGCTCACCTAGGCGACTACAGCGTTATCCCTATTGAAGCGCCTTACTCACCTGATAAATATATCCAAGCTATAACACTATTTGAGAATAACGGATTTGAAGTAATAATTGTGGATTCATTAACTCACGCGTGGGCTGGTGAAGGTGGAATCTTGGACATTCAATCCGCAGTAACGGCAGCATCCAAAAGTGGTAACAGTTACACCGCATGGAGAGAAGTTACACCAAAGCATAACGCTCTAGTGAATGCGATTTTAAAAAGCAAATGTCACATGATTGCCACCATGAGAGCCAAAACTGACTATGTTCAGGAGAAAAATGAGAAAGGTTTCACGGAAATTAAAAAAGTTGGACTCGCACCTATTCAGCGAGACGGAATGGAATATGAATTTACGGTCATGATGGACGTTTCAATTACACATGTTGCATCTGCATCCAAAGATCGAACAAGCCTGTTTGACGGACAGTTTTTCAAATTAGGCATAGAAACAGGAAAACAATTATCCGAGTGGCTAGAAACGGGTACAGAGTTTGCTACAGAGGAATCTATAAGCGAGATCCACGGTTACTGGTCACAACTTGGCTATAAAGAGGAATTATTGAACGCTCAATGCAAAAAGAAATTCGGCACAGAGCTAATAGGGATTACTGAACCGCAGGCTTTGGAGTTTATCGAATCCATGAAGGAAATGGCGATTAAACAAGCTGCTGAAAAAGCAGAGAAAGAAAAAACCGAGTTGGAAAAATTAGAGAAAGAAAAATTAGAGAAATTGGAGGAAAAAATCGCATGAACAGAGTGATTCTATCCGGACGGTGGACGAAAGACATTGATTTCAAAGTGTTCGAAAGCGGCAAAAACGTGGCTAAGTCCACGTTGGCCGTTGACGATGGATACGGCGACAAGAAGAAGACATACTTCATATTCGTTGAAGTGTGGGGAAAACTCGGTGAATCGGTCGCCAACCATAGCGGAAAAGGCAGGAAAGTGTTGGTTGACGGCAGAATGGTCGTGGATACCTGGGGCGAAGGAGAGGACAGAAAGTCCATCACTAAGGTAGTCGCTGAATCAATCGAATTCCTTGATTACAAAGAACGCGAAGGTGGATCCGCTCAACCGAGTGACAACAATTTACCGCCTGAACCACCGATCGACATATCAGATGACGATCTTCCATTTTGAGGTGACATAATATGACCTCATTCCCTCTAAGAAGCTCACCTAAGCCATCATATAAGCGCATAAAGCCCACAGCGGCACAACGTGGACTAGTCAATCAATCTACCCGTAATAAGCTCCTACAGCGCTCACAAGGCTTGTGCGAACGCTGCGGAAAGGGTGGACAGCCGTTAGAAGCTGCTCACCTGATCAGGCGCTGGAGAATCGAGGGGAAGACCACTATCAACGAGCTCGCACATTTATGCCAGCCCTGCCACTTTCATTGTGATAATACGGCGAATGGTCGGCAATGGTTGACTCAATTCAGACTAAAACTATTGGAGGAAGCGAAATGAGCAATTTTGATATGAATAATATCAATCAACAGATGATAATCGCAGGTATGGCTGGTCTGATCGATGAGGGATTAACCTTTCATGAAATGATGGAAGTGGTTGAAGACATCAAGCGGCAGACCTTTCCTGCAATGATGGAAATAAGCAGAGAGAATGCTAGGGCGTAAGTGGTTAAAGGAATTTCAATCTAAATTATAGGTAAATGAATAGGTGGTGCACATGGTATGTATTACACATGTCCGAAATGCAAGGAAGAAATTTCCGTCGGCTTTAGTTCCGTGACACCCGAATGTAAGTGCACAAGCAGTAAAGCACAAGCTGACGAAATTAAACGACTTCGGGAAGCGCTTGAGGAAATTAAAGCTAAGGAATGGGAGTTAGCCGGGGAACAAACACCGTCCTATCTAATCGCTCATTTCGTGCTCGAAGAAACAAAATGAATAGAGGTGTTCATAGTGAATATCAAAATCGAATTGACACCAAAAGAAGCTGAAATTCTAAAATTGATTCCGCGATTCATGGAGCCTGATGACAAGGATCGTAAGCATTTAAAATCAGTTGTTCGGAAGATTGAGAAGGCTCAAGTATCAAAATGAATATTGAAGATCATAAGGAGGCGCTGTATGAAAGGTTTGATAATAAAACCGAAATGGGCAGACCTGATTTTATCCGGGGCAAAGACCTGGGAGATACGAGGAAGCCAAACGCACCAGCGCGGACGGATAGGCATTATCAAGAGCGGTACCGGAAAAATATTCGGATCAGTTCAGTTGGTGGATTGCATTCCGCTGCATGGTCCGGATGATGTTGACATGATCATAGGCAACCAAGATAAGCATCATGTTCCATTAGGGGGGATTTCGTACCTGAAGCCTTACGCATGGGTTCTAGAACACCCCTTAGTTTATCCGCAACCGGTAGGATATCAGCATCCGCAAGGTGCGGTGATATGGGTGAACATATCTTGAATATTAAGTTACATCCCAATAAAGGAGACTCCTATATGACACATACATGTATCTTCTGCAACGGAAAAGAGAAATTCCAACACATCAACGGTAAGTGGTATCAATGCTATTGCATATCCGTGAAAAGAGTGAATCCATGAAACTCCTAGATCAACTCTATTACTTACCTATGGCTACTAGATATTGGATATGGCACTACAAACATCATACGGCTGCCGCTGACGCTGGGTGATTCAGTCGTTTTGGAGGCCTTCGGCAAAAAGAGAAGGAGTTACTTTTTCTCCTTCTCAATCATTACTTCCTTAAGCAGAACATTAATCATGGAACTTAGAGAACGAGAATCCTTGTTGGCTAGATTGCTCACATATTCAAAAACATCTAAGTCCAACGTAATGGACAATTTTTCTTTATTAGTTTGTTTTACCACTTAAATCACCTCAATAAAAAAGTATAGCATAAACGATTATTAATCATTCATTTATCTTGCTAAGTAGGATAAAGTAGGATAAAATAGATTTATGAGATTAATTAGGAGGTATTGGAAAATGGAAAAGAAAAAATACAAAGTATCTTATGAATCTGGCGCAACCGGTTATGGATGGGATGAAAGTTTTGATACCATCCGGCAAGTTGAGTTGTGCATAACGGATTTAAAGAGTACCTACACCGCGAATGTTACTGTTTTTGATTATGAATTAGGAGATTTCATTTTTTATAAAAAAGCACTTACTTTTAATTTTGACATTGATTTCATTTTCAAAAACAGAAAAAGGGACCTGAGAACTAAAACAAGACTAATAAGCTAAAGGAGGGATCATATGACAAAGTTTTATTACCACAACTGGACACACGATGAGGACAAGCTATTAACGGAGATCATGACCACTGGTGAACGTGACCGTAAGAAGGTGCTGGCCTTGTTTAGAGAAGCAGCGGACAAACTACAGCGTACCGCTAAATCCTGTCAGAACCGTTGGTATGAGATCCGCGAACAACATAGCAACAAGGCGGTGTAAATATGGCATGGATTGAAAGTCACCAAGGTTTAGCCAAACATCCTAAGACAAAAAAGCTGATTAGAAGGCTTAATACTACCGGTCCTATAATTGTCGGTCATTTACATTACTTTTGGTGGTGGGCGCTGGACTTTGCTCAGGATGGGGAAATCACACAGTATGACGTTTTTGATATTGCGGACGCTTGCGAATGGCAAGGAAATGCCGAGGAACTTTTTTCAGCACTTATAGATTCGGGGTTTATAGATAAAACGAATGATCGGTATTTTATTCACGATTGGCACGACTATGCAGGGAAATTAATTGAAATCCGAAAGAAAGACGCAGAAAGAAAGCGGAAGTCTAGAGGAAAAAAGGAAGAGTCCGAAGGAAATCCACCGGACATCCAATGGACATCGGAAGGACGGCGGTCGGAGTCCATACGTGACCTTGACCTTAACCAAGACCTTAAAGAAACTACTACTAATGCGCAGGCTTATGAAACAGTCGGAGATATTCATACCAAAGTATTTAAAACATTCAGCATGACCGGAATAATGTCGGATTACATCATGGGTTTGAAAAAGAAGGGGTATCAAGACTCCTTTATAACCGAACTCATGTTAGAAACCGGAGAGTCCGGAACCAATCCAAGCCTAAGGCTCATGCAGACGATTGGCGAGCGCTGGATAAAGGATGGCATTTACACAAGAGCCGAGTCGAAACGTAGGCATGATGAATCCAAACAAAAGGGATTCAGTCAACTTCCCAACCAAGCACCTAAAGAACATACCCCCGACCTTGAAATATTGGAGGAAATGCGGGAACTAGAACGGCTAAGAAAGGCGAACTGATATGATCAACAGCGAAATTTTAGAAGCCAATATCATCGGTGCAATCTTCTGGGAACCGGAAATTTTCCCCCACTATCGGGATGTGTTGTCCAAAGATACATTCAGGCAGCCGCACCACAAAAACATTTACGGCATGATGGTCAAACTTGATCAAATGGGGCATGACATCAACATCGTGAACGTAGTCACCCATTTCGAAAAATATTTAGAAACCGTGGGCGGTCTGGAATACCTCTCAAACATCGGCAATTCGGTGTGTAGCTCCTACAACATTGGGAAATACATTGAACAGCTATTCGAGATGAACGCACGGAGCAAACTCATTTCTCTTTTGGAAGAAACGAAGCAGATCCTTTCCGACCCAACAGCAGGAGAGTTTGAACAACTGCTTGATGTATTCGAGCAAAAGGCACTTGAGATTAAACCGAAGTCGTTGGAAAAGTCGAGCCGAGTGGATGGAATCATTGATTGGTATGAAGAACTCATGTTGAAAATGGCAGACCGCACAATAGCGTATGGCATGAAAACTGGATATGAGGGATTGGATTTATTAACCCTTGGATTCCAGCGTTCAGACTTCTTCGCACTTGGAGCGAGGACAAGCATGGGAAAGTCAGCTTTTGCAAATGAGCTAGCAAATCGAGTATCCGAAAGAGGATACAAAGTCGCCATGTTCAGCCTGGAGATGAATAAGTCTCAAATTTACAACCGGTTCACAGCAAGCATTGCCCGTATCCCCTTGCAGGATTTACGCATAGGTAAGATACCGCCAGACAAACTGGACGCAATCAACGGAGTTATAGAGCGAGTGAGGACCATTCACATTGACGATACACGTGGAGTCACAGCCGAATACATAACCGGCGAAATGCGGCGATTGAAACGGCAAGAAGGACTAGACTTTGTGATCATCGACTATTTACAAGAGCTGGTGGAAAAATCGGAAAAGAACGATCACACTGGATCCGCTTTACACCGTGTCTGTCAAAAGATCAGAACGGCCGCAAAAGAATGTGATTGCTTTGTGCTTGGACTCTCCCAACTGAAACAGGAGATTGACGTAAGGCAGAACAAACGTCCGATGATATCCGACCTCTCAGGCAGCGCGGCGATAGCAGCCGTAGCCGATGGAATTATCCTTTTGTACCGTGACGAATACTACAACCCCGACACGAAAGATCAAGGAATCCTAGAGGTCAACCTAGCCAAGCAGCGTAACGGTCCGACCGGATTAGTGAAACTCAAGTACGACAAGATCTATCAAAATATCACAACTTCATATTTCTAGGAGGGAACCTATGGAATCCTACATTCTCAAAATTCAGAAGATTGAAAAATTGTTGCTGGAAGAAACAGACCCAGCCAAGCGCAGACTCTACAGAAAAATCATCAAGGAAACCATAGCCAAACTCGAACAACTCAAATCGGCATAGGAGGAATGGGGATGGACGAAAAGTTACAAGCCAAAGAATTTGACGAAGATTGGAGAAGCTTCCGCTGGCTACTGAAAATGGATTTGTAAAGAGGCGACATGGACTCCTTAAATCACCGGATCAAGATCATGAAAACCTCGATGAAGATAATCGGTGTGAGAAAGGACTATATCCAGCTACATTTACCGGAACGATTAGCCGCTTTAGAAGCAGAAGTAAAGCGAGAGCAGCGGTTAAGGATGAATGCATAGGAGGGATGAAAGGATGTGGTTTGACATCGAAGTTGGCAAGAACATTCGCATAAGAAATAGCTACGGTCAGGAGTTAGACCGCAGAATAGTGAGCATTGAAGAAAAGACAATCACCTATCAACGGCACGAAATTGAAGAAGGCAAAGTCAGCGTGATCAACAAAAAGCAATTCATGAAAATATACGAAAAAATGGGTGTTCCTTATGTCGAAGGGCAGTATGGTGACCGAAATGCGGCATTCTGGGAACCGGATATTGAATTCGATGAGGAAGAAGGACAATTAACACTTTTTAGCGAGGTGGCAATCAATGACCAAACCTGACCGCATCAAATACGGACGCAAGATAAACCCAGAAGTCGAATCCTTCCTACGCAACACGGGCCCGCAGCTCATGAAGGGATTCCTTCAACGCTATCTCAACGCTCACAACTCACGCCGAGGCAATCATTACGATACACAGCCTGATCACAGCTTCCATAGCGCCGAGCAGCGCACATTACACGATAGGACGGTGGAATCATGACACGCGAGGACATATTGGCAATGCCAGCAGGTAGAGAGTTAGATGCACTTGTAGCTGAGAAAGTTTTGGACTTCGCTCTTATGCACGAAGTAGTGCAACCGGAAGGTGAAAACTGGTTCACATACCATCACAATATGGGTTACTATCGATACTCCTCAAACATATCCGCCGCATGGGAAGTGGTGGAGAAATTTAGCACATACCGGATGCAGAAGTTGCGTGATAACGATCATCGGCTTGTTGATGGGAAAGCACACCAATGCTTCCTAAACAAAAACGGAAATTGTGCATATGGGCATACAGCCACCGAAGCCATCTGCAAAGCCGCATTAATCGCAAAGATGGAGGATCCACTATGAAACCCAGTAAAATCGAATTCAGCCGCACCCAAGACCGCCAAAAGCAACACAGCCTCGAAGACAGCATAAGGGACTATCGCAAAGTGTACCCCGAGCTGACGGATCAGCAGTTAGCCAATCGGTATCAGATGCGATTCGGAATCAGCGCCAAACGTGTGTTAAGCACCATGGCGAGTATGAATCAGCCAACGGGTGGAGGGGTAGCATGAGTGACTTGCAGAAAGAGATCAAGGAAGCGTTAATAGCTATTAACGGAGATCACTTCTATAGGCGAACACATTACGGTCAAGAAGCGCGAAGGAATGCATTAAAATGGCTATCACACCAACAGGAACTCATAGAGCAGTTACAGGAGCGAGAGTTTAACCATTACCCAATCGTTATTCATGATTTAGAATCTCGTATATTTGCTCAACAGGATTTGCTAGAGCAGAAGGATGCAGAGATAGCACAACTGAGGGAAGTCCTGAACATTCGCCCCGAGGTATTGTGGTTCGCTGTACAAATGGAATTGAAACTGCGAGAAAACGATCATAAGGGCGGATGGAGCGAAGAACATGAGAGTTGGTTGCTTGATGAACTGTACCGGAATGCTGGGAAGATCCGTGAAGACAGAGGAATCGTCCGCGCTGTGAATACCGCCAACTTCGCCATGATGATAGCGGACAATACTCGAAACGAAAATGAACAGAAAGGAGCAAGCACATGAAGAAAGCCTACATACTCCTAGACGGAAAACGTGACCACACCGAACCATGGGATTACGAGGATTGTGTCATCAAGGTGTTTAGATTAGATCCGGAAGGTAAGCGGTTGAGAGTTGAGGTGGTTCCGGAATGATACCAATTAGCGAGATTCGACGAGTGATAGAAGAATTAAAAGTTAAACATGATGTGAATATTGACTTTCGCGATTACAACACAGCAAATGCATACGAAACCGCAATGATCATGTTAGAGGAGTTGATACCAAGTGAGCCAAACAATACGAGTGAACGAGTTTCCTCCGACACTGAACGAACTTAACAATATGCACTTCATGAAACGAGCAAAGCTTAAGGAAGTATGGGAATCCATCGTAAGCAAAGCCTGTTATGAACACGGAGCCCAGCCGATGGGAAAAGTTTCACTCACGTTGGAATTTTTCTTTCCTGATAAGCGTAGGCGCGACCCTGATAACTATGGATTCAGCGCTAAATTTCTTTTGGATGGATTAGTGAAAGCTGGAGTGCTGACAGATGATAGTTTCGATGAAGTGGTAGAGTTGCGTATCGTAAAAGGTGGGATTGGGAAGCCAAAGCACATTCTGATGCATTTACGTGAGGTGAGCTAATGGACATCATCACTAAATTAGAGCAGATGGTGGCAGAGGGTAAAAAGGTGGTCAGCATCGACTTTATGATTAAGGAACTCAGAGGCATACCTCCAGCGCGTCAGCAGACGGTCAAGGTTAGCCCAAGGATCGATTTTATTACTGATGACGAGTTAAGAGTAGTATAAGAATTAAAACGTCTGTATGAGCTTATAGGGAGGTTGTGGAATGAATCTATCAGATATTTTAAAAGAAGAGAACCCAACTGTTAGGCATATGCTGTATGAAAATTGGAAACAGGATCAGGAATGGAAGGCTAAATTGGAACTACAAAATAAGCATCCGAGTATACGTGTTAAAGCCGGTGAAAAGATGCTGGAAACAGCGTTTAAGAAAGTGACGTAAATATAAGAAAAATGGAGAAAAACGTTGATTTTGTTGGGAAAATGACTGTTTTTAATTTGTTAAATATGCTATAATTAAAGGTAATAAATACTAATTTTCGGAGGTCGAAAATGTGAGCGCGCAAAGCTCAACAACGAAACGCGAAGATGTCGGTATCATCTTTCATAACCTTTTAAATTCATGGGATTATGACAATAACTGCGAAGTGTTGTTATATTGCCAAAACGGAGAATGGATTGTGACAGTGGATCGGCAGTTTTACAGTTTGGGGTTGAAAAAGGATGACCCTGAAACTTATTGGCAAAAAACAATAAAAGAACAACAAGACGAGATAAACAGATTGAGAAGCAAGTTAAACGCAATTAAGAAAATAATGGGTGAAGAAAAATCAAATTAACGGAGGCGTTAAAACGTGGAAAAAAACATTGAAAACATGACTTTGGAAGAGCTGAAAGTGTACGAAGAAGAGTTAAAAGGACAGGTGCCAAGTGACGTCGTAGAACTCAACCGTGTACGTGATCAAATTGCACAACTGGAAGCAAAGCAAGTAAGGATCCAGGAACAAGAGGTAAAGGTAGCGTCGATCACATTACCACACAACTTTAACGAAGTGTTTGATGATCCGAGAGCAAATGACATTATCATCGAGGTAATCAAAGATTTCCAGCGTCAAGCAATTGCCGAGCACAACGCAGAGGTTGAATCATTGATTGCACAACACCGAGAAGAGATCCGAACATCCAGCGAACATGAATTACAGTTGAAACGGAAGAATGAAGAATTGCAACAAGAAAACAATTTGATTGCAGCTGACAGAGATCAATCCAAAGAGAGATTACAACAACTGTCCATAGAATTAACTGACGCTTTATCTAAGCGTGATGCAGCTGTACGCGACAAAGAAGCTTCCGAGTCACTACTTGCCGAGAAACAAACACACATTGATACACTTCGCAACGAAATTGCCATCGGCGCAAGTAAAGCTATTAACGTAACCAATATCAACCCTTCTGACCGTTTGGCTCAACTGATAGAGCAAAGCAAAAGTGCGAAGATTAAATCGGCTGCTGAATTGGCGCTAGAATCAGCAACACCTTTCCGCGGTAAAGTATTGGTTGACGGAGTGGTTGCACCGCTTTCAGTGCCAGAGGTGCCGATATTTCAGCCCGAACATATTCAAGCCGGCGATCATCCTCATACAGAATTGGGCACACAAACGGATGCAACAACTCCAGCGGTGGACGCGGTAGACCATTTTCGTCCCGAAGAAGTACAAGCCGTACCAGCTCCAGTGGCTATTGGAACATCAAGCGAGAATGGACAAGGTACAGAAACGGTTACGCGAGCAGAATTTGAAACACTCAAAGGCAAAGTAGACCACCTATACCGTCATGCTAATATTTCGGAGGTGGCATGATGGATATATTAGCGATCATCAATAACATGCCAGTTGTTGAATCATCTGCATCTGGTGGAGAACTGGAATTTGTTTACGTAGAAGACTCACCTGAAAACGTGCAAACACTTAGACGAATAGGTGTGGTGGGACAAATTGAGGCAGACGATGGTGTAATTGATATATCGATTTACGCATTCGCTGAAGGTAAGGCAAAATGGTTTGAACCAAGTTTAGGTTTTGTAAACTACGTACCCGACTATGCGCCAGAGTGGGCTAAATAGTTTTTGTCGGTCAATAACTAAAGAGCCTCCTATACCTATAGTGGGGCTCTAATAAGAATTAAGGATTTATACGGCTACCGCTTCGCTAGGATAATGCTGTCGGACGATGGCACTTCGTGCAAGATCAAAATCAAAGGAGAGAGTAAATATGGCAACTTTAATGAATAGCGCCCAGTTAACAAAAGAAAAGATGGCGCTTGAAAAAGAAATAATCGATATTGAGTCGGAATTGCAAAAATTGAGAGCAAAGGCAAGAACAACAGGAGTTTACGCAGATGTAGAATGGTTCAATAAAACTGTACACTCGCTAAATAAAAAGAAACTGTACTTGAAACAATTAAATATTTCGATCAGTTCAATGCGAGGCGAAGAACAGAAATCGAATATCATTGATGCGATCTCAAGCGGTACCTTCAAGCGTCATGACGACTTAAAACTCGTGGGCGTATACCTCGAACCTGGCATTGCAGAAAAGCTGGATAAACTCGGAAAACAAATCGGACGTGGAGCAAAGTCTTCGATTGCTAACGAAGCATTAAAGGAGTTCTTTGCAAACAAAAAATGACAGGCGATAAACTTTTTATCACAAGGGGATGGAAAGATGAGAGATCACTCGGAACAGTTAAAACAGGCAACTGATAATTTGGAACGACTTCGCGAAGAGTTTAAAGATGAACCCGAGTTGCTATCTGTCTATGAACCATCTGCCCTATATTTAGTCGAACTTTTGTCACAAGGGAGTAAATAAGACATGGAGAAACAACAATTTTTAGAACACACCAAGCATATGAAACCAGAAACGTTTGTGGAAGTATATCACCCTATATTTAAGGAAATGGAATTTACTATAAGCAACTTGAGAAGGGAATTGGAAAACCTAAAGCTCCAAAAAGAAGAACAGGATAAACACTTCGATAGGCTACTTCAACGTATCAAAACTATAGCCACAGAGTGAGGTGATACCATGAGCAAAGAAGATGATATGAAAATAGAGAAGTTAGACCGCGAAACTATTTACGATTTGGCAGATCAAGATGTAACTGTTACAAACATCCATAGATATTACACACAAGACAAACTTACGTATGAGCAAGCCTTGATACTCATGATAAAAACACTACGTGAAGAGAAAATGAATTACTTTGATGAATTGATGAAATATAAACGAAAATATGGGTGAGTGAGGTGAAAACAGAATGAGCAAACGGGAAGATATTAAACAACTTGTTTTGGATTATCACAATTCCACAGATGAGTCATTGAAAAGAATGGTTTCACCACTAATCAGTGACATTGAATACCTCTTATCTAAACTAGAGATAGCAGACATAGCTTTAGAGGAATTTGTTGGTAAACACTTCCACGGTGGATCAAAGGAAAATAGGGATGATTACGTAGCACTAGGAATACCAACTGCTGATATTTTTAAGCTAAAGCAAGCTTTAAATCAGATTTTGATATAAAGAGGTAGGCGATAACATGAAACGAGAACCAAATTCCTTGCGTATCGAACGGACAAAAAAAGCCATGTATCGTTATTTATACAATAAGAAACGCGAGTGCAAATATGATATTCAGTCTATAAAAGCCATGCGCGAAGAAGGTAAGAAATTGCGTGAAATAGGTGAAATTATTGGTGTAAGTACTGCTAGAGTGTGGGAAATAATCAAAAGGTGGGGGTGAAACAGAATGAGCAAGGTAGAAGAGTTATTAAAAAATTACTTAGCGTACAGGCATGCCGTGATTGTATACGAGAGACATAAGCCACATCCTTCTGCCGGAATAGCTAACTATAACGGTATGCCTAACGGATCAGGAGCACCGGAATTATTCTTCTCCTTGGTCGGTAAGCCTGCTGATATGGGTTATACGACCGACAAGGACTATCAAGACTACCAAAGGTACAAGATCGCA